AATTTCCACTACTGCCAATCTGTGCGTAATCTCCGCTACTGCCAATCTGTGCGGAATTTCCACTACTGCCAATCTGTGCGGAATATCCATTACTGCCAATCTGTGCGGAATATCCATTACTGCCAATCTGTGCGTAATCTCCGCTACTGCCAATCTGTGCGAAATTATTGCCATTGTCATTTTCTATACTATCTTCAATTTCCTCAATCTTCGTTTTCTCCAGAGTAAAATCTATGCAAGCCTTAATAAAACCTTTTAAGCCCAACTTGGCTTTAATGTGAAGCTTATTAGTTGCACTCTTGTTTTCTCTTTTAAAAACTTTTCCCAGCGGCTCAACTTCTGCAAATTCTGAAATCTCACCATTCTCGTTTACAAGAGGGTAATAGTCCAGTACATCAAATGGATTTTCACAATAATGCATGACACCAGCTTCGCATATCTCATTTCCATTTTCTTCATATGTTGTGTTTTCTTCGTACTGCTTACCTTTGCAAGTAAAATCCGGATTAAATGCTTTATATGCCATAATTATTCCTCGCTTTCTTCAAAATGCTCTTTTATATCCAATCCGTCATCATCATACCACTCACACCATTCCTGTTCTTCTTCGTCAAAATATTCAAGACCAGATGCATTGCAATAGTCAGGCTTTATCTTATTTTCATACTGAAATAAGTCATAATCCCATAATGTATTAAGGATTTTCCAAGCCTGTTCAATGCTTTCAACTTCAACATAAAAGTTTTTAACCGCTCCTACTTGGCAATTATGCCAAACTCTCATTTTACTCATGCTTACCCCTCCACAATCTCTAATTTCTCGCTATCATTGACAATCAGCATAATTAACTGACTATCAACCATATCAGCAACTTTCTTCTGATTAGTGCTGTCAAGGCTCTCCGTGTCGTCCAAGATAATAGGCACTGACATACCACTAATCTTCTGAATAGAGTTACAAATATCAACTCTGCCTAAAATCCTGTTGCCCTTATTGCTCATAGTTGTAAGAATTGACTTTCCGTTAACTGTAGGTATGCAAACCGACTTGTAACCGCCAGACTTGTTCAGTTCAAACAACTTCCACTTAACAAGCGAGAAATGGCTGTTAATACTGTCAGACAATGTTTCATTCTTTGCCTTGTCCAGTTCGTCAAGCAAATCAAGGATTTTTTCAGCATTAGCCTTATTCTGTTCCTGCGTACGCTGTTCTGCCCTTAATTCTACAAGTCGCTGTTCGTCTTTCTCTGTGTTGCTTTCAGCTATCTTTCGCTCACACTCTGACAACTGCTGCCTTAAATCGTTTTCCTGTGCCTTTAATTCAGCCTTGACACTTGAAATGTCATTAGCTTTGTGCATAGCCTGTTCCTTTTCAGCTATCTGCTGTTCAAGTGCCTTGTACTCTTCTGTGGATGTCACATCAATTTCCTGCGGAAGTTCGGATAACTGCTTTTCAAGGATATTCATATTTTCAGTATGGGTCTTTAAACTTTCCTTACGCTTTTCTAATTCCTGTTCAGCTTCAACTAACAATCCCTTAATTTCATCAAACATTTTCTTGTTTGTATTGCCTTTGTCGGTAATTCTGTTAAGTTCAGCTTCTTTGTGTGCCTTAAAATCTGCTCTTAATTCCTCTTTCTTATCTTCCGAATATTCCTGTTTGCAATAAGGACAAATAAGGCTGTTTTCATCAAATACACGTTCTTTTTCAGCTTTCCATTCTGCCCTACTATCTTCAAGTGCTTTCTGATATTCCGCTATTTTATCTTTGTCAAATTCAACAACTTTTTCTGCATTGTCGATTGATTTTTTAGTGTCATCAATCACATAGTTAAGGTTGCTAATCTGCGATTCAAGACCTCTCCTAGCCTTGATATTCTCCTCATTAGCCTTGCGTGATAAATCTCCCTGCTTAAACTTCAAATCAAGAATATCTGCACTAGCCTTATCATATTCAGCTAACAGCTTGTCATTGTCGGTCTGCTTAGCCACACAATTAGCAATCTGCTCTTTAAGGCTATTTCTAAGCAGTTCAAGGTCAGATGTATCAATATCAGATTTAATCTGAATATCTCTTTCCTTTTCCTTAATCTGTCCGTCAATAACAGGCGATTGCTTGTCAACATTAGACGAAATCAATTTATTCATTGAGCGGATTTCTTCGACAGCGTATTTTTCAAGCATTGGTGCTAATTCTGCCAACTCTTTTCTTGACCTTGCCATATCTAAGTCCGTAACACTTTCAATTAAACTGAAAAGATATTCTCTCATTTCATCTGGCTTTCTACTAAGAAAAGCATTGATATTACTGCAAGCCTTGAACATCTTCATATTAACGCCCAGATACTCATTAAATGCTGTTAAAGTCTTAGGAACGCTGTTGATGTAATAAGAGTTATTATCACTGACAGTTGTTACAATTTTTCCATCTTTTACAGCTTCTTTATAAGTACGCTTCTGTACTTTCTTCATAGTGATTTCTTTTCCGTCAACATCAAGTGTAAGTTCAACCGATACGTCCATATCGTCAACGGGTTTTCCGTCAACTTCTCTTCTGACAACCGGATTATCCTTTAACTCATAATCACAGTTAAATAAGCACCACAGATATGCCGTGGCTATTGTTGACTTGCCTACACCATTCTCGGCTATAATCTTGGTTATGCTGTAAAAATCAAACTCTGCGTGTGCATAGCACATAAAGTTTTCTAAAACTGCTTTTTTTAAAAATATTTTCATAAACAATGCCCTTTCCTTATTAAAATCAATCCGCAACTCCAAGGATTCTAAATACCTCCTCTGTATTAATTACAGAATGTCCTTTTGCCACACTCGCAAGTACCTCTGCTCTCGTCTCGCAATCTATCAACTCTTCATATCTTGCAAGTGGTACTGTTATAATGCCAGACACCGCACCATGCATTGTTAATTCAAATTTATTATCCATTATTATTTTTCCTCACTTTCTTCTATTCTACTTACTGAAATTTCGTAAGCTGTTCTTATTTCTTCTGTGCCATCATCAAGTTTCTTTGTGTATTCTCTGCTTTGTAATCTTCCCTCAACGTCAATGCGAGTGCCTACATCAATATTACCTGCATATCTTGCATTTCTACCCCATGTAATACATGGTATGTAATCTGCTTTGCCATACATACGATTAACCGCAATTAATACATCAGCTATCTCTCTGCCTTTAGGTGTTACTCTGTAAACCGGCGGCTTGCAAATATAACCGCTCAATTTAACATTGTTGTTGAATTCCGGGGCTGATTCACTCTCTTCTTCAACCTCCCGGACATCCCTAGCAAACACCATTATTAAAAGTTTGCGTTTATCATCTGATATATGCTTATTAAAGGTTCTCACCTGTCCCTTAACTGATATTTTTTTACCTATCTGCAAATCTTTGATTTCTACTAATCTGTCAGATACAATAATTGGTAGCATGTCCTTTTCGGTGCTTTTTCTGGAACAGCTTAAACGAAAACCATAGAAATTTTCGCCATAATTTTTGTGATTAAGCTCTGGAGTGCTTGCTATAACTCCGCACAATTCAATTTTGTTATTTTCTATCATTTTATTTTTCCCCTTTCAATTCTGTTGTGCTTACAAATCCGACAATCTTGCCGCCATCAATTACTGTATACATGTTTTTCTTTTCAAACATATCAATGCAATCCTGTATTGTTATTTCTCTCTCGTTTACCTGTATCATAGCTTATATCTCTCTTTCATTATTGTAGGCAGTTCGTAGCAGTCGATATAATCGTGAATGTCTGCTATGTACTTCTTTTTAAGTTCACTCAAACCACACCCGTATTTGTGCTTTAACTGCCCTAAAATGTCTCTTACAACCATGCTTCTTAATAGCTCACAATGCTTATTTCTTCCCAAGAGGTAGCTTGTTCTTCTGCCAATGTGTGCCAGGATTTCAAGTTTTTCTACCTCATTAATCTGCTCTCTTTCGCCTTTTTCAGAAATAATAAATATCAATCTGCTAAAACTCCTTTCTAATTAATAAGCTGAAATATCATTGACACAATAAATAATATTGCTGATAACATCCATAAATATTCAGCTATTCTGCTGCCTCTCTTTGCTTTCTTGTATGCCGCAATAGAGACTTCTAAATTGTTTCTTTCTGCTATCAGTTCCTCTACTGATATGCTATACTGTGGTGTTGCCTGTATTTCCTTTTCCATAAACATTCTCCTTACTTAAAAACTTATTAACAAAATAAACTTGTCCTTTGCCTGTAACCTTTGGCGTGCGTGTAATTCTTACGCTTCCGTCTGGGTTCTGTAAGTTACTTTCCTTTACTTCAAACAAACCTTGTTCAACATATTTCTGCTGTGGCATATTCCTTGAGGTTCCATACTTCATCAGATAGCCATTGTCACGCAACCAATCAAATAATCTGTTCTGCCCTATCTTGTAGCCGTTCTGACATATCAATTTTGCTAAATCCCCAACTAAGATTGAAGTATGGCTTGCTGATACTGCGTCTGCGAAAATCTCTTTAGGTTTCATCTGTTCAATTCTTGCCTGTTTCTGTTCGATTATCTTATCTCTTTCGGCTATCTTGTTATTGGCTACAAGAAGTGCCTTTGCCATAAGTTCATCATCAGACATTGTTTCCTGCCCTGCTATGTAACCGCCATTCTTACGGATTGACGGAAGAACTTCTGATGTAACCCAATCTGTAAATCTTTCCGCACTTTCTTTACGGCTCTGAAAGATTGTCTTATAGAGATTGCTTTCATTAACATAAAGTAACTTCTGTTTTCCGCCTGTCGTAAGGGTATCAATATTACTTATACCCTTTTCATTAAGTCTTGACTTAATCATTGATGGATTGCTAAGTTCTAATGCCTTGCATACATCAGCTAAGCAGAACATAGGTTCATCATCTTTAGTAATGGTTCGGATTTCTCCAAACTCTGAATTGCTAAAAATCTGTAGCTCCATAAACATTCCTTTCTAAATAATGTGTGATATATTCCTTTTAAGGTGCATTTGAGCGATTCTGCTCATTCCTATCTGCTGTAACTTGTAGAACTTTATATTTATTGATACAATAGAAAGGTGATGGTAGACACTTTCCGAAAGGAGATTGTATGGATACTGTCATAGCATTGTGTATATCAGTGGTCGGCTCATACTTCTGTGGTTTAGACTTCTGCACCCTGTATACTCTTATTTCTATATCAATAGAATTAAATAAATATGCTAAAGACAAAACTGCCAATCGGTAGGTAATTCACACTTGATACGAACAGGACGCTATCCCTGTCAAAAAGAACTAATGATGTTTGAATAAAAGTTTGCAACTATTTACCGCTACCATCACTTTTCTATTGCATCAATATCAAAAATTCTAATCTGTTTGTACTTTGTGCTATAATCCTCTTATTCTATTAGAAATTGAAGAAATGTTCTCCATTCTTACTCCTTTCTTTCTGTCTTTTCGCTCTCTCTTACCATTGCCATTCCCTCTGCGACACCAAGAATGTAATTTTTCTTGCTATCATCAAGTTTTGGCAGTGTGTCGGAAAGCTTCTTAATAATTTCCTTTTCCTTTTCACTCATGCAATCACTTCCTTTCTGTTGACCTTGTAAACATAGTATAGTCCCCAAGAAACATTTTGTCAATACTTTTTTGTTGACTTGGGGACTATTTTAGTGTATAGTAAACATTGAAAGGAGGATTAAAGATGAACGAACGGATAAAAGCATTAAGAAAATTCTTAAACATGACGCAAGAAGAATTTTCTAAGCAAATTGGTTTATCAAGAAATTTTATTGCTCAAGTTGAAATTGGAACAAAAGTTCCATCCGACAGAACTATTACTGATATTTGTAGAGAATACAATGTCAATGAAGATTGGCTGCGGACCGGCAATGGTGAGATGTTCAAATCAAGAACAAGAGAACAAGAGATTGGTGCTTTTGTTAATGAAGTTATGGAATTAAACGATGACAGCTTTGAAAAGAAGCTTGTTAGTGCGTTGGCAAGGCTTGAACCTAAAGATTGGGAATGTTTGGAAAGCATCGCAAAGAAATTGCTAGACGAAAAGTAAAAAAGAGAGGGCTATTCCCTCTCTTTTGTCATGTTACATATAAACTTGAATATTTGTTCTAATATCCAGTTATCTTCTATTTTGTTTATTTTTTCTGTTATTATTCGCTTGTAATCCTCATTACTCATAACTTTGCCCCTTTGAACCCACACATTTATTTAGTAGCGATAACGCGATTATAGAACATATGTTTGATATTGTCAAGTATGTAGTGGCACTGCCAACGCCAATTAAACAGCACCACTACGCCAGAACTTGAAGTGTCTTCTTTTGAAGACATGTTTATTATACATGCTGAATATTAAAATTTCTAATATATAACATCGTAAAATTGCGACAGTGTTCGACATTTTAAAAATAGTATGTTATAATGCAAGCAAAAACGGAGGGTTATTTTATGGAAGAAAAGCAAAAGATAAGTAAAACAAGCATAATTGCCGCAATAATTTTCTTTGCAATAATTATTGTTGCTGTATTACTGTGTTATTTTAGAGTATTTAACGATTATCGTTACTCTGAAAGCGACAGGAAAATGATAGACAGTGCGATTAAAATTATTGATGATTTTGAAAATGGAACTTTAAGTGCAAAAGAAGCAAGCACCAAAATGGAGAATTTAACAAATTTGGCAGAAAAACAAGCCGATGATAAAACGCTTTCTGCCGCTTTTTCAAGCGTTGAAATATCACTTTCACTTTCAGATAATAAGATAGTATCGCAAGATTCTAAATCTGAATGGCTTAAAAATATAAAAGAACGCCGAGAATCATTTGAGAAAATGTTAAAAGAAAAGAAATAAGTTTTTAATTTATACAGGTCTTACATTAAAGCAAGACCTGTATTTTTGTTTTTTAAATAAGTTCGCAATCAGTTACATTGACTGCGGCAAACAGTTCTCCGTTATGTACAAGCACAACTCTGTCTCCGCTTTTCTCTGATACTGTATATTCGTCAAACCAAGCTTTGATAGGTGTGCCGTCATAATCGGTATTGCCGACAAATCTCACTGTGCTACCCTCTTCAATATCTCCGCTAAATGGAATATCTGTAGGCGTATCATCAGAGTTTGCACCGCCGACAAATTCAAGATTAGCAATATTTACAGCAGCTGTGATTGTTGTGCCGATACCTATAACAATTCTATCTCCGTCCTCTTCAATTACATCATATTCATCATAATATGTCGCGAATCTCACGCCATCATAATCAATATTATCAAGAATCTTAACTTTCTTGCCGTCACCGCGGCTTACTGTATCTGTGTTAATATCGCTGTCATATACGCACTTAACAAGGCTGATGTTGTCTTTATCAATAGCAGCGGTAATTACTCCGTCAATTCCGATAACAACTCTTCTGCCACTAACTGATAAAACACTGTACTCATCATAGTAAGTATTGAACGGCTCGCCGTTATCATACTGAACGGCGTTGAGTACCTTAACTGTGTCGCCCTTATGGAACTTAGTGTCTGGCACTGGCTGATAATCTGGCACTGTTGCTTCTTCGACAACATGGTCTGTGCAATAATCAGTGTAGCAGTAATTCTGGTCTACTGTTTGTCCGTTAATCTGATTGCTTCTAATGAAGTTGTCTGAACCGCCAAACTGCCATAAATCATAGTCAGTGCCGATATTAGGCTCTGTATCTGAATATCTTGCCACCCATATGGCATATCCTGCTTCTTTTACTCTGCTTATATCTACATAGTTATTGATGTGGCTCTCCGACGAATATAAGCCTACTTTAGTAAATCCTGCTTCTTTCATTTCCCCCATGAATGCCATAACTATATCTGTAAGGTCATTGCCGGTAAGCATTGTTCCCTCTACGTCATAAAAAATAGGATAGCAAAAAGACTTACCCACAAGAATAGAAGCACAGTATCTAGCTTCATTTCTTGCTTCATCTTCACTGAATGCGTTGCCGTAGAAGTACGCTCCCTTGTGCATATCTGCGTCTGACAGCTTGTTATAGCTGTTTTCAAATTCCCTGTCGGTGTAAAGTCCGTCGTCAGCACCACCGCACTTGATGATTGCGTACTCAACACCCTCTTCATCTCTTGCTCTTGCAAAGTCAAAATCCCCCTGCCATCTTGATGTGTCAATACCGAATTTTTTCATATAATTACCTTACTTTCTGTAAATTATTGTAAAATTAATTTATCAACTTCAATTTTAAAAGCTTCGCAATCAGCTTCGCAAATTTCTTTGTTTGCGATATATAACTCTTTGTTATTAATCGTTTGAACTATTGATGTTGAACCATCATCAGATATGTTTGCAGACAAATAAACAACTGCGATATTTTTGCCATTTTCTTCAATTGAACTTGTTCCTGACACTGAAATACTTTTTGTAATGTTTAACATAACTTTTTACCTCCAATTATTCTATAGATTTAAGTAACTTATTTTTAATAATCCCAACGGCATTTATGCAACTTTCATCTGTAAGAATTACATTGCCATGTTGATTATTTTTTTTAATTTTACCTGTATCATTGTCTATTTGTGTATAAGTAAAATCTATTCTTTCCCCCTCTGCGGTTGTTTGGCTTGTAAAACTGCTAATTTTATTAACTATCATAAACACTCACCTCCTCTCTGTTGATATTAAGATTCTTTTCTTCATCTGCATAAGTTGTAACGTATCCTTTTTGTCTTGCTATAATCATGCAGTCAAAATATGTTTCAGGCTCTCCAAATACTGTAAAAAACTCTCGCTCTTTAACTACATATAAATTGGACTTTTTATTAACTGCTGTAATTAAAATTTGATATTCGCAATCACAGTCTATTGTTTCAATAAATTTCCTGTTTAAATAAACGACACATTTTCCGTCACTTGCAATTTTACCCGAACAAACGTCTGCAAAATAAGCCCCTGCGGTTTCAAAAGCGTTCATTGCAACGGTGCCAAAATTTTCTGTCTGAACAATTCTGTTTTTTGTTCCAGTGCATTTAAAATTTCCGTTCCAATCAGCATATATTGCGTCATTATTCCACCCATCTTGCATTGTAAAAACTTTGTCGGATAACCAACCTTTGATAACACCGTTTTCATTCTGTACTTGATATTGATGAAATGTAGAAACTATCTTATTGGTACTTCCTAAAAACACTGCTCCTCTATGTGTACTTTCGTTCTCATTACCAAAATATATGCCTTCAGGCTGAATTTTAATATAATTACGATTTGTCAAATCTAAAGTATAGTATTCTAATCCTGTAGTTTTTGTTTGAAATTTATCACCACTATTTCCCCACGTTTCCATTAAAATGTACGAACCTACGTCCTTGCCGCTTCCGTCAATAATAACTTTATTATATGCGTTAAGCTTACCATCCGCCGTAACATTAAAATCATCTACATATGTCGCTGTCGCTGTCGTGTCTATATGATTAATATTTATAACCTTTGTTGATGATGTCACTGGCTTATTAATTGCAATGCCATACGATCCGGCTGAACCACTTAATTTTGCTGAAGAAATATTCCAACCTGCAATAGTTCCACCTGTGAAATTTACAGTTCCATCTGCCGCAATCTTTGCGTTTGTGCTGTCCAGCACAAATCTGTTTGATTTAAGCGTAATAATGTCTGCACTGGCATTAATTTCGCTTATCAGCTTGTCTTTGTCTATTTTTACCTCTAAGCTAGCCTTTGTGGCATAATTAGAGCTTACAGTTGTTAAAATCGAACTGGCTGATTGATTTATTGCAGAATTCACTTGCGTTGTTGTACTGTATGCTGTAAATTTTTCATCTGTGTCTTCCGGTGCTGGCGTCCAATCTGTGGCTTTGTTGCCGAGTTCAAGTTTAGGATGTTTATAGTATGTATAATCACCTCTCGCTGTTGGTTTGACACCTAAATATACAGTTATTGTTTCAGCACCAGACGGTACTGTAAATTTGATTGTAAAGTATCCTTCAGACACATCTTTCTGTACAATAATGTTATTAGTTCCGCCTTTATAATATCTGACAACAACATATCCATTCTTTGTTCCCTTTTTATTATAACCGGAAAGAGTGTATGTTTGTTCACTTTTATCAGATGATATATACCAATACGCACTCCACCAACTACTTGTATTAGTTGTAGATATTTTAAAGTAATCATTAGAATCTTTAGTTACGGTAATATTGTTTTCTTTATGCCATTTTGTCAAATCTGCTGTATTTAACAAAAGATTTCTCCCGCCAATTTTCAAGTCACTGAATTCTTTTTTACTTGTATAAGTTTCACTTACAGTAGTTTTAAAGCCACTTAAATCAGCTGTCAGTGCTGTCATATTCGCCTGTAAAGCTGTAACTGTGCTTCCGTCTGCTTTTTCGCTTATCTTTGTTGTATTGCTGTTTACTGTTGCCGTAAGACTTGTTAAAGATTGATTTAAAGACGTGTACTGATTGCTTATCGTCGTAACTTTTGTATCTACTGCGGAAATTGAACTATCTGTGTCCTCGGGAGCTGGTGTCCAAGGAGTTGCAAATTCTCCTTCTTCAAATTTGTAGTCCGCGATATATAACTCTGTTCCTGCTGTCACATTTGACACAAAAAATTCTGTTAATTTGCTGAATACATAATTTACAACAACTGTTGTTTTTATCTCGAACTTTTGCCATTCTGTTGAAACATTCACTGTGCTTTTATTAAATCCCGGACTGCTGTTTCCCCACGTTACAGATATTGCTTTATTTGCCTTTAACAAACAAGATTGTGTATATACCTTTTTTTGTAAATTCTTTTTGCTTTTTAGACTTGCAGGAATATCAATGTATGCTCCCTGTGAGCCAGCTTCCACATATGTTATCTTTCGAGCTTTTCCGGAAAGTGTGGCATTATCAGCAACAATTTCATCTTTATGAGCTGTCGTTGTGCTCTGATACCATCCTAAATACAAATTTCCTCTTGTATAACCTGTATTTTGGAAAAGATTTCTTCCACCAATCTGCAAGCCATTCACAGCCGTAGTTATATCCTGCTGCCAAACTTTACTTGAAATCGCTCCTTGCACAGCAGTAAGCTGTGTTCCTTGCGTTGTTACAGACTTCTGTAACTCCGTAACATTTGTAGTCATGTTTTTAAACGCAACATCAAGCGTCTGTTTGTTCGCATCAACATAAATCTTACTGCTTTTCAGTGTATGGCTTCCGTCTTCGTTAATAACATTAAAAAGGCTTTCTATATTCAGCTTATTTGCCGCAATATTTGCATCTTCCTTTATCATGTCGTTACGGATAATCTCACGTTTTACACCGTTTTCGGTTAAACCTAAAGCATCAAACATCAAGTTGCCGGATTTATCCCACACGTACATGTTATAGTCAGAATTGGCATCTTTACCTATTTGAACTCTTATAATTTTTTTATCATCTTTTATCTGTATCGTATTGTCAGCTATATCAAGATTTCCGCTTTCGCTTAAAATTTCAACAAGGTTTGTATAAATCTTCCCGCTTGTGATTTTATCTGCGGCTATACTTTCTATCATTGCAGACTTTATCTGTGCATCACCGATAAGACTTACTACAGAATTGGAAAACTCTGTAGTTAAAGAACCGCCGGATGCAGAACCAAACATAAGTGTATTGATATTTGCGACTTTAGCTTTTAAATCATCAACATTAAGGTTTCGGATTTGCCCCTCTACGACTTCCATTCGTTCTATAGAAGCATATAAAAGATTTGCCTTGTCAACTGTAAGATTGTTTACCTTTAAGTAATCAACATCGCCTTTTACGGCTGTGAGATTTGTTATTGTTGCATAAGTAATCTTGGCTGTATCTACATCTAGCTTATTGATTAACGCCTTATTAACAACTAATAAATTTGCGTAGTAACGCTCCATTTGCTTTGTTATCGGACCGCTGGCGATATTGCTGTTTTCTGTGTCAGATTGACCTATAGATGTAATGGTATCCATTAAGCCACCATCGCATTCATGGGTTATCTGCATAATAGGTACTTTGTAATCAACACCACCCTTGTTGACAGTTATAATGTCACCTACCTCTAATCGGTAATCACCGACAAACTTAACTGTAAGCGGTCTAAATGTAAAACCACCTATCTTTTTATAGACTTCATCAAGAATTGCTTGTGTCATAAACGGATTGGCAAAACTAAGTCCAGTTGCACCGCTACCACTGGTAATCGTGCTAGTTTCCTTATCACCTGACTTCGTATTGTTGCATGTCAGTTTTTGTATGATAAAATCTTTACTTGTTGTGAATGTTACGCCCTGCTGATAATACTTATGTCCGTCAAGTACATAATCGCTATCCTTATACCACCTTAATTCAAGGTTTCCATCAGAATTAATTACCGCGTTACAGCCTTGCAACATAGCCATATAACCGATAATTTCTCTGTAGGTATATCCTTGCGGCTTGTCATTGATAGTATGTGTTGTGACTATATTTGTTGCTAAAGATATACCTAACTTACCGCATATCTCATTAAGAATAGCTTTATCTGTGTTAGGAAATGCCATATCCGAGAAGTAAGGCATATCAGCCTTATACATTCTGTCGTATGCTTCATAGCTTGTGTATTCTCCGTCACTTGTCTGCTTAGTAACTGTAAATATTCCCAACTGAATATACTTAATTTCTGTGCCGACCTTAACGCCCTCAAATATGGTAATTTCTTTATTTTCAAGACTTACTGTTGGCATATAAATAGAAAAGGTAACACTGCTACTACAAGTGTTACCTATCGTAATTTCGTTATTGGGATTTATCATGTTTTGGAACTTGAAATTGTTAAGCGTTTCAGTATGTTCTTTTCCGTCAACAACATACTTAGAATAGTACCTTGCACTATTTCCCTTAACAATCTCTGTCATAGCTGTGCTTAAATTTTTCATTTTACACCGCCCTTTTGTTTGAATTAATGTTCAATCATAAATTCAATGCTGTATAACTCTGCCGGGCTTATATTTTCGCAATTATCAAAAGAATTTACAGGAAGCATTGTCATGTCAGGCACTTCAATTTCTTGTTCATTAATTTCTTTAAATTCTATTGCTAATTTTTCAAAATTTTCATCTGAAATTTTGTAGTGGTTATCTTCAATAATTGGTTCGCCTTTATCATTTTTGTCGGCATATTTCTTTTTTAAATCGTCAAAAGCCTGTAATGCCGTTTTATACGGCTCTTCCAGCGTTTTTATATTGCACATAACAGCCATAGCAATTCTGCCGCTTGTTTTATTTTGTGATAACTTATCCAAATTCTGAAATCTCTGTATTAATTCGCTTGTTTTGAGTTTCATGTGTAACCTCTTTCTATTTCTGTATTAGACTTAATTTTGCTCCGACTATTAATCCGTCCTCGTTCTTTGCTCTTGTAAGATACGGATATGTCACATCTCCTGTGTATATTGTCATTTCCTTTTGTTGACCACCTAAAAATAGGACTTGTGCTGTTGGGAATGGGTTATCTATGTCGCTTACCACATTATCAAGTATTAATGCCTGTTCACCTGTTAATGGCGGTAATTGAAGCTCTACTTTGTCTTTAATGTCCACGATTGTGCCAACCATTTCTCCATAATCGTTTCTTCCTGTATTCTTAGACCATATCTTGTTTCTGCTGTACGTGTAGCCGTTATATGCTACCGGGAATCTAACACCCTCAATCACAACTGCGTCAATCAATCACACCACCCCTTTCAAGGCATTAAAAAAGAACGTACCTTTCGATACGTTCCTTGACAAGTTAATATTTTACTAAGGCAATTATTTTAATAGTAGAGTTTTTACTAAAAGTTTTTTGTCGGATATAAATGGTGTTATTTCCAATGTGACATCATCTTCACTATCTCCTAACACAAATGAAGAAGATACTGTTATAGTAACACCTTTTTGAATTTCTTTTCCGCTGTTTTTTGATTCATCATTGGCATGCCACATAGAATGTTTAATTTCAACACCATTTTGAAAACAAGTATCATCAAAAGAATAATCAAAAACAGCATTATCATCTGAATTATTAGTAAAATCATAATAAACAACAAGCACTTTTTCACCAAAATCATTTTCTGTCACTTCATGTTTTAGATACTTGACAGTTTTGTTTTTATAAGTAAACTCCTCGTCAGATTGACTTTTTGTTTGATTACTATTGCTAAGTTGTAGTATTGCTTTGTCTATAAGCTCATCTTGTCCGCAACCTATCAGCGTGAAAAGACAAATTGCTATTAAAGCAACTGTCAGCATTGTTTTGCACCTCATATTAAAATACCTCCTTATCTTTTGTGCTTTTAATATATCTTTTTTTGATGTTTTTGTCAATTAATATGGAAAAGCCGCTTGTCCTGTCATATTTGTATAGCTGTTAGCTTTATCTTGTACCATTGTAAATAGTTTATCTGCGTCACCTTGTAACGTTATGTTTACATTGTTGTTAGCTTCTGACATAGCGGCTACAACCGCATTGTAAACCGCTGGATAAACTGCATTAGCAATACCTGTTGTAATTTCTTGCTGATTGGCTACCGCTGTTCTTCCGTCCATAGTGCCAACCATTTCCGGTGCAACTTCATTAGCAACGAACAATTGTCCTTTGTTTGGGAAGCCGCCGTTTGCGTACCAATCAACACTTATCTTAGGCACTTGAGGTGGCACAAGGCTGAATTCGCCATCAATGTCAAAATGTGGCATTTTTATATGTGGGAAATTAAGCCCTAAGTTATCCCACCAATCTTTGAAATTATACCACATATTTCTCACTTTATCGGCAAAATTTTCAATTGCCACTGAAATAGCGTGAAGTGAAGGTTTGCTATCCCACCAATTAACTACATTATTCCACTTATCTTGTATGCCTACTCTTATTCCATCTGCCATATCACGCCATCTATCTGCCGTAAAGTAAGGTGCTACGTGATTATTCCACCAATCGTAAATTCCGGTTGTACTCCACCAAGAAGAAAAATCAGACCATTTATCTTGCAAACTTGACTTGAAGTTATCACCTAATTCATTCCATTTTTCCTTTGTGAACCATGGTGCAACATCATTGTTCCACCAATTTACAATAGCTGTATTTCTCCACCATTCGCCAATTTCATCCCATTTTTCTTGTGCCGCTGTTTTTATATTATCTACAGCGTTCTTTGCTTCTTGAACATATTTGCTGTCGTCAATGTGTGCTAAAAATTCTGTATTAAATTTTACTGATAATATTCCAAATGGTGAAAGAAACGATTTTAGAATTCCCGACATTCCGTATCTTTCGTAAATTTCTTGCAAAGCCCCCCACAAAAGCTTTGTGTTTGGCTTTGATAAATCAATAATCAAATCAAGTATTTTAATTGCTATTTCTCCAATGTTTATCCCATCAAGAAATTTAACTAAATCCCTGCCTAACTCTTCTTCATTTATTGAATCTATGAAACCTCTTGTAAAATCCAATGCACCACAAATGACTTTTGTAATTATTTTTCCTGTTTGTTCCCACGGGAATGCTTTTATACCTTTACTTATTTGCTTACCTGCGTAAGTGCCTATTCCGTACCAGTCACCTTTTTTTATGGCTTTTTCAATCTTATCCGCCCACGCAATAGCCGAATTTTCCATATTGGCAAATGCTTTATTCCAAGCCGCTTCATAATCAGCCGCCGCCTTAGTAATATCATCTGTTAAGTCAATACTACTACCGCCACCACCGCTTGAACCCTTGCTTGAGCTTGTATCATCTTGTAATTTATTGATTTCATCAAATCCCATAAGGGATAGCGTAGCTTTCTTTGCTGAATCTGCTACATTTTGGTATCCGTCTGAAATATCTTCTAATCCGTCAGAAGTATCTTTGTAACCACTTTGTCCGAAGCTCTCAAAGTCAATCTTAACGCCCATAAGGCTTGCAAGGTTCACTAGAAGTCGCTTGATTGCAATAGTAACGCCGTTTACAACCGGCATAACCTTTGAAAGAATTGGAATAAACAGCTGTCCTGCTACCATTCCGACTTCTTTCATATTGTTGCTGAACTGGCGTAACATGTTACTTGGCGAGTTGATTGTATTGGCTAAATCCCCCCACGATACTTTTGATTGGTCTAGTATAGCCAATACTCTTAACTGCTGTTTTTCCATCTGTGTCATTTCTGATACAGACTTAGAAATGCCTAAGTTATAAGCATATGTCGCTAATGTAGCATTAGTAATATCAATACCATACTTGTATAATGCCCTTGATTGACCGATTAAGCCGCTTTGTAAGTTCTGTGCTACTGTTGAATAGTCCACATTAAAAAGTGAGCTTATATCGCCTGCAAGCATTGTCATTGACTTTGTAATAGCCGTTGTCGCTTCACCAGTCTGTCCTAACGAATTAGTAACAGAAGCTAACTGCGAAGCATACTGCGTTATCTCTTGTATGTTAAGTCCTAAGTTTTTTGCTCCACTTTCTTCAAGCAAACCGCCTTGAACATTAACCTTAAGTCCGGATAGTTTTCCAAGAGTATCATTTACTCTATTCTGAAAACTTTCTGCGTATGCTGTTGCGTTATCATATCCGTACTTTTCATAATCCTTATCCCATTCTGAACCGATTTTACCAAATGCAACTGCTTGATAGTTAAACGCTTCAATATAATCTGTTGTTGACTTGATGGCTTCTATAAGTTTCTTACTGCCACGAATTACCATAAAATAAGTAGCATAAAACCTGCCTATTGCACTTGCAAGACTGCCAAAGCCTTTTTTGGCTTTAGATGTACTTGAATAGGTGTTATTCAAAGACCTTATTAAACCGTGGCTTGCGGTTCCAGCTTTGCTACCTTGACTAGCAAGATTAGCCAACGCATTAGCCATCTGTATAGTGTTTTCCTTGACAGTCGGTGCAGAAGAAAGTTCTTCCATAACTTTCTTTAATTCAACTGCAAGCATGTTTAGATTTGAAGCTGTTTGAGCCGTTCTATTGCCTGCCGACGCTAATATACCCAATGCAGAAGCAAACTGTATTGTACTGTCTGACACAGTATCTGTTTTAGATAGAGTAGCGATAAGGTTTTTGATATTAGTTCCAAGTGGCGGCAATGCCGTGCTTGTAGCTTGAGCGTTATTACCGACGCTTGCTAATCTGGCAATAGCATTTACTATCTGTATTGTATTGTTTTCGACGCTTTTTGAACTGCTTAATGCTGATGTAAGATTACTTACATTGTTACCTAATTGCGAAAGCCCTGCAAGTTGAGTATTAAAATTAGAATTAGATAACCTTGTAAGAGCATTAATAAAATTAGTTAATCCCTTATTCTCAAAAGAAACGCTGCTAATAGCTGTTACTCCATTTGCCAAAGGGATAAAGGTGTTGGATAACTGACTAATTTTAGAACTGTCAATTTTACTGAATTTATCAATATTTTTAACAATCCTATTAAAATCAGTACTTTTTATTCTGCTAAAATCCTTTACGCTGCTACCTAATGTATTAACATTATTCGCCAGCCCAGTTAGTGAAGAATCATTAACACTTGACAGCGTATCTGAAAGCTTTCCAAGACATATTATTAATTTTTCAACCGAATCAACAGCTGGTTTTGATATACCTTTAATTTTGACTTCAAGGCTGTCTAGTTCCACGATTTAACCCCCTTTTATAGGATTGTTGGCGGTAGCCCTCTCTTTTCAGTCTGTGCCGCCCATTTTTGCTCATTGAGTAACATCAGCTGTAACTCCTTATCATATGTATCTTCTTTGCTTTCTTCTGTTTTTTCTGATAAAATAGCTTGTTTAGGATATTCAATGTGTAAATCTTTATTAAATGCCGCACCTATTCCGCAAGAAATGGCTGGAATTGCGTAAACTAAAAACCAGTTATACATTTCTGAATCGCGATTTTGCTTATCAATTTTTTTGCCTTTTGCGTATAGTAATAATTTTGTAGGTGTCATTTTTACAAAGTCCGAATAACTAACGCCTAGTGAACTGGCTAAGACAAAGTATTCTTCCCAGATTATTTTGTGGAAGTCTGTTTCTTTAAGTGGTCTTGTGGTACTACTGTTGGCTTCTTCTGCTCCTGTTCCATCTCTTCTACATTGTTCGCCATTTCCTCTAGCATTGCCGTTATTCCGCTCAACTCGAAAAAACCATCATCTTCCATCGCTTTCTTGATTTCCTCGAACAATGCTCTGTATCCGTAACTCTTATCCGTCTTTCTCTTCTCTGTAATATATGCTCTAGTAAGTTCCTTTGCTTCATCCATAGTTACAGGGTTATTGTCAATACAACCTGCATAAATGGCTAAAATGCAAATCTCTGGCACATCTGCTGTCATATTTGCTAATCCATCAAAAGAAGCCTGTGCAACACTTTTATCTGTCTGTGCAAGTAAGTAAGAACCATTGACAACAGAAAACATTTTCTGCACTATCTCTTTGCACTCTGCCGCACCAAAAGAGAACTCAACTTTGTATTCTTTTCCATTTACATTAATATTCATCATAATTTTTACCCTTTCCCACCCTATCACCATATAGGGAAAGGTGCGGATTTTACACCGCACCTACCTTTTAAATTGATTATTCTGTTACATCATCAAGATATGATGTGTAGTCGGCTGTTTTGGCGTTTGTGCCACCAATCGACACAGCCTTTGATTTAGTCGATTGGCTTATTATTCCCCCACCTTTGTTACTGTGAATGTGCCACCAGCACCCTCGACAACTTGAAGCTTGTCTGTGCATTCGATAGGTGAAGTGTTAGGAACTGCTGTTACTGTCATTTCAAGTACCGAATCAGTACCAGAAACATCATTAGGCGTTGCTGTTACCTGCCCGACAAATGCGTACTTAGCAACCGCACCTAATCCGTCAGAACCATATAACTGAATAATATCTAACTGCTTGCCCTCTGCTTTGATTAAGTCCTGCAAATAAGCCTTTTCAAGGTTTCCTGTGTAAGTCTTAGCGTCAGATGTTTTGATACCCATTAAGAATGTCTGTGAATCATCTTCAAATGTTGTACTTTCAACTGTGTTAGGTGCTGATACTGGTGCTGAAATTGACTTGGCCGCAACCATTAACTTGTATGAGCCTGCAAAACCATCTTCGCTATGCTCCTTGTAGATAACCCTAGCTTTATAACTTGTACTTGCCATCGCCTTGTTTACCTCCTAAAAATTTGCAAAAAAATAAGAGCATTTCTGCTCTTTGTTACATTAATCTGTCATTTGCCGCTATCATTCGTCTGAATCTAGCGGTACTCTTGTGTACTTTGTTGCTGATTGAAAATTCTGGCATTGCATTGCCTTGAAATCTCATTATCTTGAATGCATCTGTAATTATTGCCATAACTTTGCGGCAATCAGACTTATTTGTGTTAGTTGTAACATCTACTTGGAATGTTGCTAACAAAGCATTAATTGTCTGCCCGTCAAGTGTTTGTCCTTGTTCTATCGCCGGTAACAGATGTATGTATACCGTTGGGAACACCGCTTGACCGCTGTTTTCTCCCTCATTTGTTATAACTATCTTGGGGTACGCTTTCTTTAATTGTGTTAGGGTTTTAGCCTTGACAAGTGCTGTGACTGTGTTTTCAAGGTCTATCGCCCAATCATTAGCGTTTGCCATTAACTAAACACCTCTTTCGCTATCCGCTTATACTGATTAACAATTTCCATTGTGGCGTTGTACATAGGCATTGTAGCTTTAACGCCGTGTGTGTAGTGCCATTGATTATCACTTCCAAGGTAATACCACCCATCTTCAAATGCGTGTATCTGCCCCGGATATGTGCCTACGCCTAAGTTGAAATCATTAGCCTTAGGGTTTTCGTTGCCGCTGTTGTAGTAAATACCAGCACCAAATTCAATCGCTAACAGTGTGTAAAATGGCTCTCTATCTTCTACCTCAACAGTTTTACCTGTAGCAATTAAAATAGCTTGGTAGCCATCTTGAATAGGCTTTCTGTCAACTCTTAATGTTACTGTTCTGCCTAATGGACTTTCATTAGCACTCATAATTGCCGCTTTGTCGCCTAATTCTGCTAATCGTTCAACAAGCAATTCGCACTTATACTGTAATGTTTGCTTATACTGTTGTAGCTGTCTTATTGCCCCTTGTATTGAACTTTCTGATAAAGATACATTAATTGTATGTTTAGCCATAGTCACCTACTTTACAACCGCTTTAAGCATATACTTAGTTGAACACAATGCCGGTTTCGTGCCTACAATCGTGAAGTCCGCTGATGTTTCATCAACAAGGCTATCATCTGTGTATGTAGGCTTGCTATCAAGCCAAATAAGGTCGCCTTTTTGAACAGGCAACATATTCCTATCTGTCAGTAAAATAGCATCAAAATCAGCGGTATCAAAGCCATATTCTTTGCTCTGTGCTTCTCCACCGCTGAACGATATGTTAGCTTTAAAATCAACCGGCTCTGAAAAGCCTGTTTTCTCTTCAAGGACTTTGGGTATTTTATTACCCTCACTATCGAGATATGGTTCTCCGTCATTATCGGTGTAATAAAGGATATTGCCATCATCATCTCTTTCGTAGATAGTTACAGTTTGTCCTTGAAGCGAATACTTCATAGCCTGCTTATTAATATCAAGCATTTACTTCACATCCTTGCCAAAACGCTTCCATAAATCGGATAATTTCTCCCAGCCAAACATTGCAACAAACGCAACGATAAAGCCTGCCATAATAGCCGCAAGTATCATATACCACAGTATCGTCATATGAATGTACTGCATATATGCGATAAACGCCGTAACTGTGATACCGATAGATAAAACGAACACAATTATGTCCGTAGGTACTTTATTGAATATGCTTATATTCTTGATTACCTGTGTAATTACAGATACAAGAAAAGCAATAGCTCCGATAATTGCTAATATAAGTGTCATGTTTGCAATTAATGTCTGAATAATATCCATTATCTACACCTCCTTGTCATCATTAAGTCTTGTCTCTATGCCATCAATTCTGTGATGCGCCGACTTAACACTTTCTTCAACTTTAATTATCCTACTATCGTGAGAATTAAGCTCTTTCCGCATTTCTGTGACTTCGTTCTTAATCTCCGTTGTATTGTTGGATATTGCGTCAAGTTTCATATTTATTCGCGTGTTCTCTTTCACACGTTCTTCAAGTTCTACTCTGTCACTTCGTTTATCATTCTTAGAGTTGAATGATAAACTGAAAAATCCGAAAAAGACGGAAAAAGCAACTGAAATTATGCTTATAATTACTGCTATTGGCATTGATATACCGCCTTTCATAATTAATAATGGCACACCGCCCACCACCCTTAATGTGTGCCGCCTGCTACCGTATTGGTAACGCACAATCTTCTATAAAACCTTAGTAAAAGGAAATACCCCGACAAATAAGCTGTCTCTATCTCTCCAAGTTCTGTTGACGCCATTCTCATTGTAACTTGCCATAAATGCTTCACCTGCTTGTGAATGGTCGTAGACAGCCAGATTAACAATAACGCTCTCAAATTTCTTCAAGTCCTCGGTTATCATTTCGTCTGTGTAGCTGTCAGGATAATTTCTTCTTGCCTTTACATCTTCTGTAGCCTGTTTAATAAGCTGTTCGATTATTGGATTATTTTCTTTGTTATCGAACACTACCACATCAGATGTTGTTTCATCATCATTTGTGACTGTATCAATATGAAATTGTTTAAGTCTGATTTTGACCTGTTCTAATGTGGTGTATTCCATAACTATCTCCTATAATCCTAATTTCTCAATTAACAGCTTCTTTAATTCTGCTCCTGTGAGTTCTTCTGCATTGTCTATACCTTGTTCTGCAGCAAATGCCTGTAAATCAGATGTAGACATACGATTTATAGCTGTCTTATTCAAATCCTTGCTATGTTCATTCGGCAAATCTACAGGTTTTACAGAACTATTATTATTCTGCATACCTTTTATTAGCGGTTTGCCGATTTTATTTTCTGTGGTTGCAAGTTCTCTGATTCTTGACGGAGTTGTTTCTGAACCATTTCTAGGGTATTCATCTCCAACTTCGTATATGTGATTAAAGTCTTGTAAATCCATAAACCTGTAAATTACCTTATAACTCATAACAATTCTCCTTACGCCGCTTCTGCCTCTGTGATTGTGGACTTGATAATTCCGTCAAGTCTTTCAGCAAAAAGTACAATGCCGGAAACCACTGTGTCAGAAGCTGTCATATTGCTGTAGTCCGGTGTTTCGTGAATACCAATAAGACCTGTCTGGTCTGATGTAAAATCAAAAGCTTCTCCGAGATCTGCACCATTAACAGGAATGTAATACAGTACGATATTGTCTTTTGCTGTTGCGTAGATGGTTCCCTTTGGTACTTTGCTGTCAAAAATAACAGTTCCAAGACCGAGGAAGTTCTCTACATAAGTCATACCGAATGCTGTCTGTAATGTAATCTGTGCTTTAGCAAGATAATCAGCTACATCAAGTGGATTCATAAAATACACAGCTTCGATTGAATCGTCTTCAAACTTGACCTGTAACTGTCCCCAAGCCTGTGCAAGTGCTGCCTGAAAGCCTACGCCTGTTGCTGTTCCTGTGCCTGTTGCAAGGAATGTGAAAAAGTCGCCTCTAATGCCTTTCTGAACATCAAGTAACATTCTGTCAGTTGTCATCTGTACCGCCTGGTCATAGCCTCCACTGATAATCGCCTCTGCTGATGTGGCTTTTCTCCACTTCTTCAAAGTGATTTCCTTGTAGTTTACTGCAGCTGTCTGATACTTAGAGAGTGGGATTGTTTCGCCCTCTGCGACTTCTCCGTTTTCAAGTGTTCCTGTAGCCTTGTAGGACTTTAATGTGTAGCCCGCCTGCTTTGGAATCTTTCTTGTTACTCCAAGTGCCTCAATTAACTTCTTGATGTTCTCACTAAAAATGTTTACAAACTCAACCTCTCTTGCTCTTACAAGGTCAGCTTTCTTAATTAAATTTTCTTCTGCTGCCATATTTACCTCCTAATTAAATAAATCCATATTCATAGCAATAGCTTTTCTACGCTCATTTCTGTCCGGAATAGCCATAATCTGTTCCTTTGTCATGCCGGAATATTCTCCCCCTGCATTAACTCTAGGTCTTGATTTCATCCATTCAGCCTGTGCTTCTGCGACTGCTGTTTTCTTTTCAGCTTCTATAATTGCTGCAATAGTGTTATGGTCTGCGTCCGAAACTGCATCAATCAGTTTTTCTACAGACTTTTCAGATACGCTCTTGTAAGCATTAACCGCTTTAATATGATTAAGTTCTTTTACAGCTTCCTCATACTTCTCATTCTGTAAGCGTTCCGCTTCTGCCTTAGCTTCCGCTTCCTGCTCCTCGGTTGTCTGCTTTGCTCTTAAAGCCTTGGTAAGCTCTCCTTTTTCCCTTAAAGCCTTATCAAGTGCCTGCTTTTCCTTGGCTCTGTCTGCCTTTTCTGTAGCAAGCTGTGCCATCAGTTCTTCAACTGTGGGTGTATTTGGCTTTACTTCGGTTGTCTGTGTATCTGTTGGGTTTTCGGTTGCTGTTGATTTAGCTTCATCTGCCATTTTCGTTACCTCACTTTTCTGTGTTTTCTTGACTTCTCTGTCTCATTGTGTTTTATCCACTTCTCTGTGCATATAAAAAGCCACTGGGATAATTCCCAGTGGCTATATACCTTGATTATTTATTTGTTCTGCTCTTATCAATCAGAGGGCTGTTGCTAACTTGGTCGCTCAAGTCTTGCATCGTGCGGTCATTGTTAGTTGTATCATCTTTAATATTGCCCTTTTGTATTTTTTCAACCGTTTCCTTGCTTGCTTCCCAAACTTCGTTAGGGTCGTCAAATACAGGAATTGCATTAAGTACTTTCCCTCCATTAATGCCTGTATTAATAAGTGTTGCTATACTGTTGACTTTTGTTGATAATTCATATAGCTTTTGTCTCTTAATGTTAATTTCAATATCCTCAAGGCTTATAAGCCTTAATGGACTATCTTGTGGGACATACGGACTTTTATCAATAGCCGCAAGAACTACTTCTAGTTCATCCATTTTGCAGCTTTCGGTTATCATCTGTAACTTTGTTGCTGCTGCCTCTGCGTGATCCCATCCACTTGCATTACTAGCCGCAACACCTGTTATGTTAGACGCATTGTCATTTGTAAGTGGAACATTGCATTTTTCAAGTATCTTGTTTCTGCGATATTGAATGTTATTGAGCATCCCTGTGTAATCGTAATTAATTGCAAGAGATTCAACAATTGGTGTCTTTCCGTCTGCAGATGTATAAGTCTGCATCCATTCGCCGGATTTCGGCTTTCTCACAGTTTCTTCAATAGTCTGTGTGCCATCCTCATTGTCTGTAACTTTTCTCTCTACAGGAAAGTCAACATCGTTTGTATGCCATACCGCCTGCGTATTCTGTTCAACATCATTGGTAAAGTCTGAAATAAGTAAGTTTAGATTATCTAACTCAGACATTTGATGTTCCCAAACTCCCATGCGGTCATATGCCCTAAAATATTCAACTATAGGCACAATTCCAAGCGGATTTACTTCCCCGCTTCTTTGCTGATGTCTCCACGCTTCTTTTTTCGTATAATCTCCATTTGCAATCTCATTAAGATTAACTATCTCAAAACGATAATCTTTTGTAAAACAGGTGTAGTAGTTGTTTCCAGTTATTCTATCATATCTGTAAGTAACGCCCATCATTGTTCGTTTATCGGAATAATAGCTTGACTTCACTACAAATGATGTTCTTGGGTCTAATATATCTAATGTAAAATATGGTTTATTCTTTTTCCATTCCATATTTACATCTACAAGAACATTACATATTGCCCCGATTGTTACATATCTTCCTAAATCTTGTGTCTTTGCCTTAATTTTTGCAAGTTCGTACTGTTTGTTAAGCTCTGATATTCCGTCTGCGACGAATTTCTCTTTTCCATCACCATTCTGCACAAGTGAAATAGGATTCCCCCAAGCGAATGAAGTCCAAAATTCTGATGCTTGATGAGCGACATTATCTATACACTCACAATCAATGTCCGGTCTGTAAGTTTTGGGGTTCTTCCTAATTATCGGCTGTATTCCTGCATCGTAATCAAGAAGATACTGTATTCTGTTGGCGTTTTGTATGTGTGTTGAAAAGACATCTCTTAATACATCTAACACATTTTCATATGTTATTTCCGGAACATCCGTTGTTAATACAATTCTTCCTGTCTGCATTTCTTACACCTCTAATAAAATGTCATACCGCTTGAGCTTCTGCTATCCGGTATTTCTTTAATTTGAAAATTGTCATCATCATTCGGCACATACCAAATCCATTTGCCGCAATGTTTGCAACCTAGTTTGTGTGTGCGTGGGTCTTTCTTATCTGCCTTAGTTAGAAACTTATGGCAGTTCGGACACATAATTGACTTGTCTTTATTCATATAAAATTCCATATATTACCTCTTTGCATAACAAAAGCACCGCCACAATTAAGTAACGGTGCTTCTTGATAAGGAATGTTTTGTTTATGAAAAACAGCTCTGTAATTTCTTACAGATACAGTATATCATTAGTGCAATAGGACATTCTAGGACAACTTTAAATAACTATTGCCATATTTTTCTTCAAATACTTTTAACGCTCTTCCATGAAGTCTTGTTACATTCCTGTATGAAAAATTCATTTCTGTAGCAATTACTTCAAATGTCTTTTTTTCAATGTATCTTGAAAAAAGTACGTTGTAGTAATCTTCATCTTCTATACTGTCTATTTGCCCTATGATTGTATTTTTCTTATCAATGTATTCATCTATCATTTTATCAAGGTTACGTTCCATTTCGTCAATTTTGGCGTATGTAGTACCTATTTTATCTGGGTCTGATGATGATAACACTCTTTCCTCATTCTTTACTGCCGATATGCTGCAAGAAAGCTCTCTAAGTTGTGCTATCTCTGTTAGCTTGTTATTTATCATACGATTAAGTCTACTGATTTGATTAAGATAATCCTTAGTTGTCATAATAGATTAACCTCCTATATTGGGCTTGACATAATGACTGTTTTTTTAACCCGATTTCCTTTTGTCATCCTCAATGCAAAGTTTGAAAAAACATCTGGAACATCATCAAGCTGTTTCTTCCCTGATACTGAATACTGTTTTAGCAACGACATCATTATTCCGTATGGCTCATTAGGTTTGTAAAGTGATGAATCTTTAAAAATAATGTGTTGCAAAATCCAGTTAGAACATTGAAAAATTCTTGCTTCTTTGTTTGTTTCAGTCGGCGTGTCTGTAATATTACATATCCAACCTACACTCTCTACACGCTTATTAACCTCCATTGCAACCCTGTCGCCACCGGCATTACGCTCAAATTCGCACTCTTGCACTTTGTTATTTACAAGTACACCTGCGGCATTTCTGTATTGTTCTTCATAATCTGCTGTGTTATCACATACGCAATCAACGCAGTAATAATCTTCTCCGTGTTTCTGCAATACAGGTAGTACAAAATAATCCGTACCTTTTCCCTTTGTATCACATTGAGCTGTGATAATCTCCGGCTCTCCGTGTGGTAAATTGAGATATCTTCGGATTTTATCATCTGGAAACAGCAATCCCTCACGCTCTATAGGCTCCTGTTTGTATAAACACCTATAAGATATTTCGTCCATTAAAAGCTGTTGGTCTGCAAAAAATTCTTTTGTAAATCCACTATACTCATAATCAAAGTTGCTCTCACCTGTAACTGGATTAACATCCGGCACAGCGATAGTTTTAACTCTTTTATTTCCTGCGTACATATTTTGTATTCTGCCAATAACATCGTGTACGCTCCAGCGTGTAGCAATATGTATTTCTTTGCAGTTATGTCCGTCCGTATCTTGAATTTTTCTTTGTCTGGCATCTACCGCATATTTATCCCATAGCTTATCAAGTACCATAGGATTAAGTGCTTCTTCAATGCCGCCTATCATATCGTCTACAAGCAAAAATTTGCTTGCACGAACTTTACCAGCATTTTTACTGCCAACAGATGTACATTGTATGCTTGGAAATGGTTTGTATTTACCTACATTGAACTGTTCAAGTTTTGCATTTGTGCTTGTGACTGTAAGATTAGGGAAAATTTCATTCCACGCATATTCGTCAGAATTTGTAACAATGTCATACACGCCATCGTAGTACATTCGTGTAATGTCGCCCGAATGAGAGTAAAAAAGACAAAAGTCATTAGGAAACCAGCCAGCAACTAAAGCATTGAACATTTTTTCAATGGTTGTTTTTCCTGCTCCTGGTATTAATGACACACACAATATATCGTATTTATCATCAATCATACCTTGCAATGCTTCTGTTAGCCCCATTTTTATAAATTGTTTGCGGCGTGGCATATAAAATCGCTCTTTAGGCTCTCTTTTCTTTTCAAGATACCTAAAACCGCTGTCAACAACTTTGTTTTGTGCTTCAATCAGCAAAATATCGTAAAACCAATTAATCAGCTCATATTCCGTTTTATTTGCAAACGCATACTTCTCTAAATCCCATATCGTTCCACCTGTTTTAGCCGTGCAGAAGCCCTCTATAAGCTCTTTTGCCCTCTTAGTAAGCTGTAGCCCATACTCAATGTCTTTTTCGCCATTTATGGCTACACTGCAAGCCTCTACATAGGCATTAATTACTTGCTCATCTATTCCGTTTTTTTCTATGTAATTTTCATATCCATCAACTGTGGAAATAAGGCTCTGACTAGCCATAAAGAAAAGCACCTCCGCCTTTTAGCAGAAGTGCCTTATAGACCTCTGCCTATAATTGTTTTAGGGTAGCGACTACAATCAATCTGTAGCCGGTAAAATTTTATTAGAGCAATACGTCATGAACAGCCGGATGCAATCTATTTAAAAGTGCATTATAGCCGTCAATTACATACTCTGCCGGAATCATATATATTTTAATGCCATATCTTTTTGCCGTTTCAATTTCAATGTAGCATCCGCACCAATCCCATGCCTCGTTTATTCCAATGAATACATCAGCCTGTGCCAGTTTTTTAAGGCTTTCTCCTAAAAACCAAATGGCTTGATTGTTGTCTTTCGGTGGGTTATCCTCAATGTAACTGTCGATAAGCTCTAACTCCTTACCCTCGTATATTTCCGCAATCTTTTTCATCTTCTGGATGCTTGCTTTGATTTCTTCCTCTGTTCTGCCTTTCATCGGCACGCTTACGAATAATTTTTTCATAATATTTTCCTTTCTGCTGATAATCAGCAATTATCGTTCTAATTCGTCAATCCTATTTTCAAGTATTGCCACGCACTCTCTCATTTTTTGTCCGTCCTTTTCTGAAAGACATTCAGCACTAACAGTACCTATTTTCCATGATATGTCCTTTAAGTATTGGATTGCATTTTCAACTTTGTTATCATCACGATTAAATTCTTCGCACAAACACTTAGCAATATCTTTAAATGGCTGTGGGTTGTCTAGCCTTGAATTGGCTTCTGCTATAGAACAATGCTTATATTGTATTATTGCGTCCATTGCAAAGTCTCTATCCAAATTAACCCCTAAAAATCGGTCTGTAACTGTATTCCATATGGCATACAGATTGTCTACATCATCTTGCAATGCAACTATTAACATAATCTCACTCCTTTTCTTCACTATTCGCTAATGATTTTGTTTCCTCTAGGATTTTCATTGCTAATGCTCTTGAAAATTCATAATTATTTTTCGGGTATCTTCCTAAGATTGATTTTGCGTACTCATTAACTGCATCAACAGAAACATCAATACCCATTACTTTTCCAGATACCTCAACACATTCTGTTCTCTTTTCATTATTTGTGCATTTATTGTCTTTGTTATATCGGCAGGTGGTTAAGTTGCAATCATTCATTTTTAACACACCCCATTCTGCCAGCTATATAATGACTTCTTGCATCGCAAACTGTCCTACAATCAATAACATTGCCCTTATCGAGGCAAATCTCAAGATGCTCACATTTATCGCACTTTGTATCTTTCTCTTTATATTTCTTCGGCTTGTATTCCTTAAAATCCTCACACTCACAGTCTAAATCTGTGTCATTGCCCTTGCTACAAGTATATATGGGATATTCTTCTCCTATTTCTTCGTCGAAAATATAATCTTCTTCGCTGAATTTGCATTTTGAACAATCATTCATTTCTCATAAACCTCTCAAAATCTTTCCTGCACTTAGGGCATAAATCAAGTTCAGTTTTACTTGTGATTAATACGACTTCAAACTCTTCAAGCATTTTATTCATAGCATTTTCCTTAGTTTCATAATCATAGCATTTTTGCTTTTCTTCCTGAATCGTTCCAGTGCCTCTCCGAATTAGAGTTAGCTTAATTTCTTTCCCGCACCTGTCGCAAGTGTGCCGTTCTTTGTTGTGTTTCATTGTGAATATCCTCCCAAGTTCTGCAAAACTCCTTGAATGTTTTCTTATCCATCAGTGAAGCTATTTCGTGCAAGTTTACAATGTTGATTTCTGCGTCTTGCTCATATTGCACATTGGCAACAAGGTCTATATTGACCATTGGAAGCCTCCCGGCATAATGTTCTATTTTATACGAACTACACAAGCACTGTTCGCCATCAATTGTGACTTTAGCACATCTCGGGTGTCCTTCTATTGGTTCTGCTTTGAATTTATGTATATTACTCATTCTTCCCCCATAAATTATCTGGTAATTCCTCGCCGCCATATATCTTGTTAGCGTATTTCTTAAATGTCGGTACGCTACAACCTGCTACTTTTGCCGCCTTTACTTGTGAAGCCTGCCCTGATATGTATAAGTTAATTGCTTCATAAAACTTATCTTTGTTTAATGGATGTACACCCATAGCCATAATAATCACTCCTTACTTTCACACCAACTACTCTTACAAGCGTGATTCATAATGTTAATTAAAACCTTTTCAGAAGAAAAGTGAACTAAGCTGTAATCACATTGTGCTGAAAACTTTGTATTGAAATATTCATCAACTAACATCTTGTAGTCTGTATTATCGTCCATATCACTTATAGCCGCATAATAGGTATCTGTATATCCGTCACGCTCTATGTCGGTTTCTTTTGTTAAATTATCTACTACCCTTGATAAAACCTTATCTGTTAATGGGTAGTGATATTCTCCAGTACATTCTCCGTGTTTATCTAAAAAGTATTTAAAGAATGCTTCTACATTTTCTTTGAGTGTTTTATCATTAGTCCAATCATAAGCTATCTTGCCAGCTCTACTTATCATTCTTTCCTCGGCAACTTCCCAATCACTTTGAGAGTATTCGCTTATCGGCTTAAACTCTTTCACTTTTTTATCTTTGGGTAAAAAAGAATTACATTGTTCTCTGTTAAGAGAATTACACTCTGTATTTAATGTTCCGTAATTAGTGTTAGGGTAATCATTGTTAGTAATCCCTGTTAAAAGAGTTACATCTTGCGGCACTCCCGAATTACACTTTGTGTTATTCCCTTGGGAATTACATTTTGTGTCATTCCCGTTTTTCTCATTTTGCAATTTCTGTCCTTTATCTTCTGCTATAACTTCTTGTCTGATATTTTCTTCCCATTTTTTAACTTCTGCGTTGATAACATCATAATTAGGTCGTATATGTATAGTTGGCATTGAATTGAATTTGTATTTTGCTGTAATTACAAACTTTTTTTCTACCAACGATTTAATCGCTTTGTCATACTGCCTTTCAGTAATCCTTATCTCTTCCCACCAGTCTTTTCTTTGCTTTGCAATCCAATATTTGCCATTTTTGTATATCTTGACTTTGCTTTTATTATCTTTAGTTGGTGCAAACCAATATAAAATTCTTGATAACAGCGTACCCTCTATCAAATCACCTGTTATGTCAATGTATTTATGGAATGTGTGGTTACACCTTGCTGATGATAGAAAATTAACTTTTGTTTGGATTTCATTTTCTGATAGCATATTTATTACCTGCCTTTCTGATAACTGCCTTATTAACAAAACAACAAACAGGCACTAAGGCTTGTGCTTTTCGGTCTGCATCACCTAGTTTGTTGTAATCGGATAGACAGGACTTGAACCTGTGACTACTTGAATAAATCAAGCGTTACTCCCAACTGAACTACTATCCGTTGTGCAGTTTCTTGTGTTGGAAAGTATTTATGGCACTTCATTACGCTATCTGCCATCCTGTTCGCAAATCAACCAACACAAGCATTTTAATTATTCAGCAGGGATTACTGCAACGCCTGCTTATTCGGGAGCTACCCGACTACTTGATGTGGTGTGGATTTGAACCACACATAAACAAGCACTCCTGTCCTTTCAAGCCCCTAGCAATCAGGTATTCCCCTGTGGTTATGCTATGGTAGATTCGAACCACTAGCTCATTCTATCTGCTATTAGCGTTTACCCATTCCGCCACACATCAACTTACTCACACCTCTTAACCTAGGATAAGTCTGCAAACAACATTACGCACGCAGACCTAAGAAGTGCTTTCAAAACGCCGATATCGTGAATCGAACACGAACAACATTTCTGTTGGATAGCTTAGCAAGCTGCTGGAATACCTTTATCCCATATCGGCAAGCGGTGGTTTTTTACTTGGTTATCACCACCCAAGGATTTTTTAGTCAGCCGCAAGCGGCTCAATCCAGTTCCCTGTACTAAGTTTAACCGGTATATTGATTAGCACCTGCATTTCTCTAATAAACGCACTAGGGGTGTACTGGCAACATCGCCAATGGGGAAGAGAGGAATCGAACCTCTATTGTTTACCACTTGGGAACAGATTTACAGTCTGCCGCAACACCGCCAATCGTTGCCGCTTCTCCATATCGTTTTAAAAGACTAGCATTGTGAAAATGTTACGATTAAGGTGGATAGTTGATACTGAAAAACAATGCTAGTCTTAATAGCAGTATAGGCTATGACACCTATAACAGGTCGTGGCAAAGCTTGGATGTCATTCTACCCGTGCAGTTGGGCTTAAAGAAAGTAGCTTCGCTCGCTGTCTATCCATACAGATAACTGCTGCGCTATAGGTATAACTTAATTTTATTTGCGTATTTATAATACGCAAAACCTCACGGACTATCTGACAGTCCTTAACAGCTCTCGCTATGAGGTGAAAGGAGGACTTAATGCTAGTAAACCAATAAGTCCTGTAAAGGCACAAGTGTAATTAAACACTTGAACTACCCCTGTGGGATTTGAACCCACGATACAGGAATCAAAATCCTGTGCCTTGACCACTTGGCTAAGGGGCAATATGCTATTCTTTTGTTTCAAAGAGTACTGCATTTTTATTTGCTGTTTCAAGCTCTGTGAAGTTATCCTTGCCTTTTACAACATTTGGATTGCCATTACAGGCATTACAAGGCTTTTCACAATATAACTTATGTCTATGTTTGCACTGGTAACAGTGCTTATCCTGATTACCCATTATTTATCACCTGCCTGTCTGTGATTAGCTCTGTAAGAATCAAAGCCATTCGGATAACGTGCTATAAGCTTATCTATGTTTGTCTGCATTACATCATCAAGACTGAATCCGCAAGCTTCGCAAATCATAGCAACGTACCACATTACATCGCCGCACTCTTTCTTGAGGTGCTCTAAGTCTATGCCTTTTTCGTGGAATATGCCCTTTTTAACGAGGTCTGATACTTCGCCAGCTTCACCAGTTAAACCTAAGACGCCATTAAGAAGTCCTGCTATGTCATTTATGTTGCTACACTTAGCATTGCTTTCTGCCAGAGGACTAAGTGGAAGCTTACCGGTTAATTCGGTACACAGCCTGTGATGAGCCATTTTATCGTTAGTACGCATAGCCAATTTTTGGTATTCATTGCCCTGCATTTATAACTCCTAACTCTTTTTTATTTTTTAAAATTTTTTGGAATTTACTCGGCTGAATTAGCCGTTTTGATGTGTGTATTCATTGAATATCTTGTGATTAATTAAGATGTGTCTATTATACACCTATTTATCAGATTTGTATAGTGGGTTTATTAATTAATTTATATAAGCCTGTAATTAATAATTATATATAATATATGAGTTGTTGATAAAATTATATATATTATATTTAAAACATATGCAGAGGGTTTTTTATTTTTGTCGTAATTTGAGGGACTTAGTGGGGCGAAATCGAACGCACGTTTTAACCCCCACCCCTAGAGCCATTCATGGCATACAATAAGAACCGTGCAATTGTCAATATTGCTTGTATGCGTAAAGCTAATAAATCCGCTACAATCCGCTTGTTTACTAAGCTCGCAGTTGTTTGATGTTCATATGTTCGGTTTAATCACTTCGTCAAACCCGACTTTCGCGAAGTGATGTTGTCACATATCAAAAACGCTACAATCCGCTTGTTTACTGACTTTGTGAGGCTTCTTGTACATCTTGCACAATGTTTTCTTGTTGTGCAATTTGACAAATAATAGAGCCTTGAGCGTCGTCAAATGTGTTGAGCTGTGGCAGGTCTGACGCTGTCTTAATGACTTTCGCGGTGCTTTCTCTGCTCACGCCTGGAAGATTCCAACCAAAGCGGCGATTCATTACAGCCAGCTGTCCGACTGGGTTCTTACCGGACCAGAGCCGAGCCTCTCCGCTAGATTCATAATCTTTTGACAATTTTTCCCACAAATCATAAGCCGATGTACTTAGTCTATCCGCCCTTGTTCGTTCATTAGCCCAATTATATATAACTATTTCATTTATGCCAGTTAACTTACAATATCCTGATATAGTACATATTTTATTATACTTATAACACAGATATATATAATAGTCTGCTATATAATTAAGATACTCATAATTATAACTATTGCAATTACTATTATTAATATTACTATACTGGTTATTATAATTATTATTATTATATCCCTGTAATTTACCCTTTAATTTTAATCTATTAGTACCCTTAAAGGTATTATTGTATACATAAATCAAAGCAGCATAAAAGAGAGATTGCGGAGCTGATGCCATATCTTCGATGTTTTCGTTTGTGCAGAATCGCTTAAAATGCATATCAATCTCATTTTCAAAAATTTCTTCGCTGTCTGCTGTTTCCCGTACTTTTTCCATCTGTTCCCCTTTCCGCCGGAACTTATCCAGCTTATTATTGATATATACTAATAACATAAAAATAACCCAATAACAATATTAATATTATCGGGTGTAAATCTTATATTTAATTATTAGCAATATAATAACACAATAAATATAATTAATCAATAGGTATTAAAAAGCGATGTATAACAATATACACCGCTTAAAAAGATATAAAGATATATTTTAAATTTCCACAACTTTCCCAACTCTGGAATTTTCAAAAATTCCATCGGAAAGCTGTCCTTCGAGCTCTGTGACACATTCTTCTTCTGTGTCACAGGTGACAGAAAAGACGCTGTATTCGTTTGTTCCTGTTTTGTCGGAATTTTTAATCTCCAACAATCTTACTTTTCCGTTTTCAGAAAAATCATATTTGCGTGACTTATTGAAACTCTCACGCTGTCTATGCCCATCTACTCCGTAGACTTTCCATGTTTTTGTCGTCATAATTTTCACCTTCCCAGCCTTTCGGCTGTCCTTTCTTTTAATGTACCTTGATTATATACCGATAGCGTTATATTGTCAACACTATTTTTAGTGTTATTTAAAAATATTTTATCTTCTCGTCGTCTGTCGGTACTATCTCTATAATATCGCTTGGCTGACATCTTAATATAATGCATATCGTATTAATGGTATCCGTTGTTATTCCTTTTCCCTGTCTAATATTCTGCAATGTTGCTTGGCTTAATATCTTATCTTTCCTTATTTTAGTGCTTGTGTATCCTCTGTTGGATAATTCTTTTAAAATATCGGTTTTATACTTCCACATATAGACATTATCTCCTTTCATATTATAGATATAATAATACAACTTTTATTTTCAAAATGCAACTAAAAATGTTTTTATCTTTTCACTAATTTTAGTGTTGACAAGCACTATAATCAGTGTTATTATTAAGCTACAAAATAAATAAGGCGGTTGCCCCGACCAAGGAAACGAACCGCCACCAATCAAAAAGAAAGGTAAGCCGATTATATCACATTCGGCGAAACGGTACAAGATTATGATTATAGGAACATTAGAAAGCGGCGCAAAATGCGTTTACGATATGCCAACGGAAATCGAGACGGCGGCAGAGTTCGAAGCCCTTATATATGGCTATAATAACGGCAGACTTGCAGAAAGCCAGAGAGAAGAACTATATAACCAGCCTAAATTATTAGGTTTAAATGGTCCAATGTGGAACGGCTGGGGAACACTTGCAAGCACGGGCGAGACGGTAGCGGTCATCCGCTATGAAAAGCCTTGCAGATATTAGCCGAAACGCTCCAAAATCGGAGCGTCAGCTGCGGACCGGTCGCCGTGGCTCTGATGATGGCAGACCAGAAAGGGAAAATATGACAACATTAAAATTTGAAAATAATAAATTCTATAAGACTTCTACACTATGCGATAAAATAGACGTTTTCGAAATTGTAGATAAAATTCCTATCAACTTTTTTGTTTGGAATATCGGCGAGAACATGGGCACGCATGAATATATTCCAGTTTGTGAAGATTTACACCATGAAGATAAAGAAAACTTTGAAATAAATACCGCAACACTTAAAGCTGTAAAAGTTGCACCGGATGAATGGGAAAAACTCAGCAAAGCAGCATCCTGGGACATTGGAAATCTTAAGCAGGCAGAAAAAGCTATAAAAAGCAAGCGCAAAGGCTATACAGCAGACAGAAAAAGAGCTGCCGCAGAATTAACAATAGACATTTTCCGCAGAATTTGCGAATAGTCGAAACCGCCACCCGGCGGTCTGCAGGAACTGCCCTACCTGCACCGATGAGACAGGGCACACAATGAAAGGATGGTTGATTTTATGGAATTTAGAACATATCAACAGGATTTAGAAGAATTGAAAATCTCGGAAGAAACTTTTAATAATGTAATTAGTCACATTTATGACAAAAAAGCGGAAGAAATGCTTGCTATTGCAAAAACAATTAAATCGGGGGCTAATGTTCTTCCAGTAGTAAAGAGAGCTTTTGAGCGTGTTCTTGCAATGCGGCAAGCCGAAAGAAAAGAAGTTTTTGATTTTTATTATAGGATTTAATGAAAGGGTGATTGTTTTTATGACATTTGAAAAAGATTTGCAGGCTAAAAAGGCGGACGCATTGGCAGCATATAAGGCGGCTAAAGCTGATTTTTTAGAATCTGTAACAAGTGAAAATATAAAAGGCAATTTTGAAAAATATAAAATTTTTTGCATCAAAAAAGCCGACTGTATGCGGCTTGGTGTAAGAATTTAGGCAAGACTAGCGTTCCCGGGGTTCGATTCCCCGGCTTGCTTTTACCCTGATGTCAGGGGGAAAATGAAAATATGGAGGTATAACAATGAATAAAAAATGGTATACAAAAGACTTACCATACAAGACCATTCCAGCTTGTGAAAAAGCATACAAGAACGCTATCAAAAACTTTTTTGATTTTGCTGGAGTTGACAGCGAAGAGATTAAAAAAATAAAATGTTGTGTATTTATGATTTTCTGCTCGATTGAGCACGACAGCGAAAATGATGTTAAAAAATTATTGAAAAAGCCTAACAGGCTAGAAGCATTTTATTTGTTCAAAGAAAACAAACAGAATGAAAAAATTTATAATTTCTCAATGATTAAGGGCGTACAATCTGCGCCCTTTTTGGCTTGTTTGGTTCTGACTGGTTCGATTCCAGCCGCAAGCATTAAGCATATATTTTTATACGCTTTTCTTTGCGTACCTTGAAAAATTAATATAATAATGCTATGCTTATATATAAGGCTTTTGCACCCTCTTAGGTGTACAAGTGTACCCAATCGGGGCGGTGTGCGTTCTGGTAGTTCTCCAGAGCTGGCGACAGCTTTCAACAACTCAACAGGCATATTATACCCATTTTATACAACGCTGTTAAAAGTGTTTTAAGGCTGTTTTATTTTATAGGCTTATAAGTCTACACTTACGCAATAAAACCACCGCACAGGGCAAATCACAAAGCCACGACACCGAAATTGTAAGGCACACTTACAGCCGCACGGAATCAGTCGTATACTTTAGCTTGTTAAAGTTCTAAAGTTTTTCGTCAATTTTTAAGGGTAAATCTGAACAAAATCGAGGTCGAAATCTGATAAAAGTTTTCAACCGATTTTTGGATTTTAAAATTGAAAGTGGCGGGGGTATCAAAATTTTTGCATTATATTTTTGTGGGGAAATTTTTCAATTTTTTAAGTGAGATTTGAACGAAATCCAAAGCAAATTTTGGGAATTGGCAAAATCGAAATTATGAATATAAAATGTCATACCTAGGGGACTATCAAAAAAGTTACCTTGAAATTTTGTGACAATATTCTTCTGTATGTATTAATGCCTTACTCGAATATCGGCATTGACTAAGTTCATATATCAATAATTCCTTTGTCATAGTCGGATTAGTCCTTTGAATTATTTCTAATAACTCATCAATACTCATTATCCTACTCTCCTAACTGCTCCAAGCACCATATTGACAATATCAAATACTTCGTCGCCATATGTTGCTACAAAATCGCACAATATCTCTTCCTGTTCGATAGGTAAATACACATCATAGGACATACAGATTGCGTGACATACTTCGTGTATCAGCACTTTGCGTAGCATAAATCCTTGTAGTTTGTCTGACAGATATATTGTATGCGTATTTCTGTCAGTTACACCTAAGCTAATTGTATTGTCTGACCGCCTTAATTCGCTTGAATTTGAATTTTTATATTGTATGTGCCAAATTGTACCATTGATTGTAAAAAACATCTGTATGCCTCCTTTCTGAATAAAACAGGCTATGAATATTGCTACCCATAGCCCTTAATTTTAAATCCGCTTGAGCTTCTTCATTTTTTCCTCATATTTCCTTTTACTTTCTTTGTTTTTATCAGGATTATTTTTTATCCACCTTTCTCTTGATTTTCTCACTTGTTCCTTATGCTCTTCTCTCCATTTTCTATCTTTTTCTATCCTTTTAATTTTTCTTTCTTCTAATTCTTCTGGCGTCATATCTTTAACTTTTTTCTGCATGGGTTTAGTTAAAGCTGTCTTTATATCCATTCCTCTTTTTATTCTGCACCTCACTGAATTCATACATTTTATATTATATTCTTCACACCATTCTGTAAGAGTTTTTACAACACCATCAATTTCATAATAAGAATTATTAGTCTTATTATTACTTTGAATTTTCATAGATACAAAACGACAATTACTAGGTTCGTAATCACCATTAACATCTATGCGGTCGATTGTACACTGTCCTCTTTTTGCGGTTTCATCGTAGCCATTTTTGTAAGCCCAATCAGCAAAATTTTTCAACCCGTTTTCGCCAAGCCATTCATCGCACATTTTTATCCCTCTTGCTCCGTAAGTAGAGTAAGAAATATCCTTAATGTTATAACATCTATTATAAATATCTCTGTATATAGTGTAGATTTTTTCTTTTGACATCCCATGTTTATAGCTCTTTCTATTTTCTCCTGTTGGGTTTTTACTGCAACCACAAGAATGTACAAGAGGATTATTAAATTCAGAAAGTGTCATTTCTTTTATTTTCCCACATTGGCACTTGACAACGACTTTGCCGCCTCTGTTATATTGTTTTGCACCTATTATTTCTAATTTATCCTTCTTTCTTCCTATTTCTTTTTTAAGTTCATCTAAATAAGCACACCCACAAGATTTAATTTTTCCACTTTTTCTAAGAAGATTAGCTTTGTATACAGGGATTATATTTCCGCAATCACATCTGCACGCCCATCTCTTCATATTATTTTTCTTATCGTAAACTCCTACCACAGTTAATCTGCCAAAGCATTTTCCAATAAAATCTGTATCGCCCATTATTTTCTCCTTACATTAATTAATCTTATATAATATTATATCATTTTAAAAAATTGACCACAAGCAAAAAATGATATAAAATTAAATAATATTAAACAAGAAAGGATTTTTATTATGGCTACAGATACATTAAAAAATAGAATTAGAATATCTACAACTCTTAAACCTGAAACTAATGATTTACTGAAAAAGTACTCTCAATCAACTCAAATACCAATAAGCAAGATAATAGAAAATGCAATAATAAAATATATTAGTGAGGGCAAATGATGCCCTCACTATTTTGTGACTTAACTTACAGTTTAGAAACAAGTGTACTAAGTTTGGTTCGCATAAGATTACGTTCCTCCGCTGTCATATCGCCGATAAGCTGTGTAATATCGCCGCCAAGCTCCTTGATATAGCCGTCAAGTGCTTTCATCTTATGCTCCTTATCCTCTGGCGTATTAGCTTTGTGCATTTCTTTTGTTTCTGTGTACATTCTCTTTGCCCTGTCATAGCCACTTTCAGCGGTATGTGTACTTGTAGGCTCTGTATAGTACATTCTGCCATATTCCCTATCCATATCACGCTCTGGGTACATATGCATATAAGGCGGTTCTTCGTATCCTCTTCTGCCTACATAAGTGCCCTTGCCTTTAGGGGCATATCTGCCGGTAGTCTTGTATCTGTATTCATCATAGTATCTTCTGCCACTCTCTTCGCCATATTCATCTTTTAAGGCTCTAAGTAGCTCCTTGTTGTATTCTTCTTCCTCTTCATCAGCTTTCTTCATAGACTTAACGATAACAGCCTTGTACTCTGCTTCACATAAGTCCTTAATCATATCGACAGCTTCTCCCATTTCCTCTGTATTGACATTCTCAACGCCCTTATCAAGCTCGCCTAAGGCTTTCTCTGTAAGACATTCAATCATTTTGTGGATTCTTTCAATGTGCATACTCACACCCCCTTACGCTTCACGGACAGCAATTAAGTTGCTGTTCTGAACCTGTATAGCCTGTGTAGATGTATTCTGCACTGCTACTGTACTGCAACAGCCACAAGGTACATCGACGTAGGCTTGTGCTGATACATTAAATAAGTTTTCAACAGCGGCTGGTGTTACAATCATTCGTGTTGACTGTAAAGGTTCTCCGTCCACTGCGATAGCAAGTGAAATGGCTTCCACTGTGCCGCCTGTAGGTATCTGAATATTGCCGCTATAGGATACCAAAAATCTCGCTCTACACTGATTTGTAATACCTCTTAACTTGATAATTCCGCTTCCTTGTCTGTGTACGATACACTTACTACCGCAAACTGCTGTTTCTGTAAATGCAACATCTTCTCCGGCAGCAACTGTTTGTAATGCGATTCCTGTAATTTCCATTGTCTTTACCTCTCTTTCTAAAAAATAAGGGCAAACCATACAAGTCTGCCCCATGCTCCCGACATCAATGTCGGTACCAACGTAATACTGCTTAGCAGACATAATCTTTCGAGTTTTCTTTCGAGTGGAAGTCAAAAGCACCCAATCCGATTAAGATACTTGATTATTCAGTTGTTTAGCAGCCACAACCTGTATTACATCCGCATCCATAAGCATATCCGTAAAGGTTGCTTGCCGGGAAGGATGGTACTGGCGTAGGTCTTACAGCGTCAATAATCTGATTTGTCTGTGCTGCCATTGTGGTAGTCAGAAGTGCATTCTGTCTATCCTGTGAAGCAGCTCTGCGTAAATCATTATTCTCTGCCTGTAATGTTGCAATCTTGTCATTAGTCAGGAAATCAAGAATAGCTCTCGTTCCTGCCTGCTGGCTGTCAATAATATCTCTTGCATTATTATTCATAGTGTTCTGTAAAGCACAGGTGTTGGTTGCCATATTGTAGTTTACACCCTGAATAGCTTCTCTTGTCTCACAGCAACAGTTTGCAAGCTGTGACTGTAAAGCGTTTGCATTCTGCATATTAGCGACTGTATCAGCGTTAATAGCCTGCTGGATGCCGTAGCCTGTCTGCATGATATTAGTGTTAATACCATTAAAGCCTGTGAGCATACTGTTATTCATAGCGTAGAATCCATCACAAAGTCCGTTGGAAATGCCATCTAACTTACTGATAACTGCCGAATTGTCGAAGCCTCTCTGAATATCAGCCTGTGTAGCCGCTGTTGCAACATAGCCACCGCCATTATTGCCGCCAAAACCGCCAAATCCACCATTACCCCATCCAAAGAGTAAAGCAAATACAACGATTATCCAAAGCCAGCCGCCATCAGCCCAGCCGCCATTATTGCTGTTGCCATCAATGTTTGCTACAAGTGGCACGCTGGCACAATTTGAATTAAACATATTAGTTACCTCCATTAATTTATTCATAAAGATGTCACCCAGGTAATTTGCAAAGACATCTAATATGCTATTAATTATTAAATCTGCTTTTTATCTGATTAAATACATCATCTGCATTTAATCCTTTTTCTTTACATAAATTTCTAGCCATCTGTTCGATACCTTGCGTATTGCCTTGCTGTGCCATTTGCATTGTGTTTTTCATCATTGGGTTGCTCATAAGCTGATTGTTTCCCATTATCTGCTGTATAAATTGTTGAGGACCACCTCTCATCATTTGAAAAAGGTTAATTGGGTTCATTCTTCATCACCGCCCTTGCTTTGAGTTCTCGAAGATTTTCTTTGTGTTCCTAAAGATTTATCAAATCTATCTTCTAACTGCCCTATTTTCTCTGATAACTCTTCAAACTTATTTAAGAATAGCTGTGTGCTTTCGTCTGACAGGGTAAATTTAGCGTTTTCTGCATTAGCCATAGAATTTACTGTCTGATTATCTTTAGGGGCTGCATAAGGCTTATACACAATTGTCTTAATTGTTCCGTCGGCATTCCAACCCTTAACATATATCTCCGACATATCCTGCTTCGGGAAAAATGCCATTGAGCCATCCATAGGGACCTCGTTAGCGTTGATATTTTCAACTGCCTGCACTATTCTTCCATTAATGCCTGCTATCTGCTGTGGCATAGGTTGTTGGATTTGTGGTTGTATCTGTTCCTGCGACTGAAATCTCTGTATATTTGCCACAGGGTTGTATTGATACGCTCCATATTGTGGTAAATAATTATTCATTATAGGTGTCTGATAAGGATTGTTCATTGTCCGCCTCCTCTAAAACCTCTTCAATTGCGTGGATAACAAGAGATAATGTTACTAAGTCAAGTTTCTGCAATTCTTCTTTACCCAAAATCTTTTCTCTAACTTCATCAGAAAACATTCGCATTACCTCTCTTTCTGATTATATTTTGGCATAAAAAAAGAGAAGAACATTATCAAGTTCTTCTCATATTTACATCACGCAATATCTCTTTTATTTAATTGTCTTTATCTGTACACCATCAAAATTTCCGTACACCATTTTTACACCATTTTGCCATTGAAATACATAGAAATACGTGGATTTTTGTGGCGTAAGTGTTTTACTTTTGCAATTTAGAAAACCGCACTAAACACCGCATTTATCGCGGTTTTAATCAAGATTATACGGAGTTATCTGATAAACATAATAAGTTTCTAAAATATTATACATTTTTAACTCTCCAATCCGCATAAACGCTACATTTCTTAATTCTGAATGGTGTATATTTACACCACATTTACACCACATATTTCACAAAATCAAGAACCTTATTGTCGTTCTTAACAATTCTTTCAATGTCATCACTTGCTTTCTGTGGCATAACATGTGTGTATAAATCCATTGTCATTTGTAATGTTGCATGACCTAAATATGATTGAACAACTTTCGGTTGAACACCTGCTTCAAAACACCTTGTCGCAAATGTATGTCTCAAGGTATGTCCGCTGAAATCTTCCATTTCTTCATCAAAAGAACGGACAAGATTTATTGTGTCTATAACAGATTCAATTGCAGCACTATATAAAACCGAATTAAGTGGCGTGTTAAATTTTGTCGTGAATAAATAATTATTCTGTTCCTTAGGTCGCTTGTTTGCAATTACATATTTCTGCCTTATCTGCCTTTCAAGATATTTCCGGCACGAACTGTTTATAGGTACTTTTCTAATACCTTTTTCCGTTTTAGGCTCTTCTAAATGAAATTCCTTATGCTCATCATCAAGATATTTCTGGTACACAAGGGTTTTTGATACGTTTATCAATCCATTTTCAAAATCAATATCATTTTCCGTTAAAGCAAAAAGTTCTCCCGGTCGCAACCCGGTATTAACCGCAACATTAAACAAATTATCATAGAACGTGCCAGCACAGCATTCAAAAAATGTTTCCTGCTCTTCAGCTGACAATGCTCTAGCAAAAACTTCTTTATCCGCTCTTATTTTAACACCTTTCGCCGGATTCTTAGACATCAGTTCATCTTCCATTGCTCTTGAGAACATGTCAGATGAAATAACTTTGATTTTGCTCTGCCTTTCATATCCATAGCCTTTATCTTCGGCAATGTCAATTAAATTTTGAATATCTGACTTAATAAGAGAGTTTATATTGCGGTTTCCTAAAAAAGGTGATATATTTTTAGTGTATATGTGAGTGTATTCCCTAAGCGTATTAGGGCGTACACTTCTCTTTTTGTATACCTCTACCCAGCGGTCAAACCAATCATCCAGCTTGATATTATCTCTTATGCTTTTAAATGACTGATTTTCGGCTATTGCAATTGCAAGTTTCTTTCTTAATTCTGACAATTTATCGTCATAAATACTTTTTCTCTGGCCAAATCTGTCAACATACCTGCCACAATATTTACCATTCTTTCTTTGACTTATTCCATTACCTAATTCTTTTCCTTTTAAATCTTTTCCCATAAATTCTTTAGCTCCTTTCCATAAGTAAAGAGCTATTGCGTAACAATTAAATATTACTACACAATAGCCCATATTTCAATATATCTCTATATTCCGTTACTTTTTTCTATATAACGCTCAAACTCTTTTCGCTTAACAAGCCGCTTGTTTCCAACTCTTAAAACAAAAGGGCAGTTAATTTCATTAAGCATATTGCTGATTCTATTAATCCCGATATTGCTATATTCAGACGCTTCTTCAACTGTTAATGTGACTTTCTCCCAAATAGGTATGCTTTTAACCATGTCATCAGCCCTTTCTATCTTGATTTTCATGTCCTTAATTCTTCTTGAAATCGTTGCTTTAGATAACATAAGTCTTTGACTAACCTGTTCTAAACTCATATTACCCACAAGCAACTTGAAAATTCTTAGTTCCTCTTCTGTGAAATTGGCATTTTCAATTATTTCATCAAGTTCCGGCTTAGTCAGTTCTGAAAACTTCATAAGCCATACTCCTTATTAAAATTTTATTCCTGTTTCCTTTTCTAACTGTTCAATTAAATCTTTTGCATTTATATATCCATCATTGTATGCTTCTATAATCTCATGTATCTCGTCTACAAGTTTTTCCAATCTTTTGCTACCAAATCCAAATTTGTCATGCAAAACCCAACAAAAAATTATTAAAGCTGATGTAAAACTTTCTTTTTGTTGCCTGCTTTTAATTCTATTTTCTTGAACTCTCATCATTTGCTGTTGAAATCTTCGTTGTTCTGGCTTGCTCATTTTTTATCCTCGCTTCCTTGCTTTTCTTTGCATAAACTAAAGACTTAATGTAATGCTCTTTGCATAATTTTGAATGATTATAAACCGGCTCACCGCAAAACCAGCATTTGCCATTCATTACCCATTCGCGTTTAATATCAAGTTTGTAATTTTTCTTGGCATCTCTTATTCTTTTTTTGATTTTCTGCTTATTGCGGCACTTGGCACATGTCTTAAAATTCTTGTCACTTTTAACCTTGCCACAATATACGCACAAACCATTAGCAGCTCTTTTTTCACGTATTTTTTTCTGCTCGATTCTATCTTTTTCTTTAAACTTTTCGGGATTCAAATTATAACGTGTCATTCTTTTTGCGTATCTCTTGGCTGAGCATTCAATGCATTCTTTTTCGTCGCCAAATAAATTGTTTTTACGGCATATAGGGCATATCCCATTTTCTTTATACCAACTAATAAGTTCTCGCCTATCTTTGTTTGCTCTGTCGCGGCATTTGCTACATTTAACCCCAGCAATATCAAGTGGTTTTCCACAATTTATGCATAATCCAGCTTCTTTTCGCCTGTAATACATTCTCATTTGCGGACTAATTGGCGTTGCTTCCACTAAAATCAACCTCGCATTCTGTTAATTCTATCTTGCACTTCCTTAGGTGCTTCAATATATTCTTCTGCGTTTGTATTTTGACCGATAAGGGCATTTTCTTTAATTTGTAATGCATTTATATCTCTTTGGAATTTTTGCTCGATTTGAGCCTTGTACGAATTTGTATTCGTTTTCTCGATGAGTGATTTGATATTGTCTGGCATACGATTTATTTCATTCGCACGCTTAACAACTGTTTCGTAAGTTCTTAGAAAATTTGATTGTATTACTGTTTCTATCGTCTGATAATCTGATGTCGCCCAGTTTTTAAGGTTGTCAGGCATCCCAACTGCTTGTCTGACTAACAGTGGCAGTTTGTTAAATTCTTCAACTGCCCCATAAGTACCATTCCTTAAAGCCTTGCTAACCAATCCCCAAGCTGCCATTCCGTCAAGTTCCTGCGGCTGTGATACAAGTTGTATTTTTGCAACTATTTCTCCTACGCTTGGTGCGAATCCGCTTGTATCAGATGTAACATATGCTTTTAAAGCTATTGATACTTGATTGTAGCTGTATTCGTCTAACATCATCTGCCACACATCTACTGTCTCTGATAGGTTGTTAGGCTTGTAGTTAGGGTAGCAATCACACATAATGCGGATAATTTTAACTGTTTCTTCTCTTGTCATTACTACCTCCTTTCAATTGATTAGAAATAGTATCTAATTTGTCGCATATAATAGCACTATTAATTGCTATTGTTCTTAAAAGTGATTCAACCGTTCCGTTGTGCGGATAATCGTATCTGAAATTAATTTCATTAAGTGTATCATCTAATCTGCTCATTCTTACTGCCCCCCCTTTTTTTTTACACATTATCCCAGTCAATAGCACCCTTATTGAAATTTTGATTGCCCTGCTTATTAGAATTATCTTCTTTCAGCTCAAACAGTCCTTGCCAGCAATGGTCTACGGATTGATTAAGGATTTTAACTGCCAAATCATTATCTCCACCCGATAGCTTTTCAAGAGTATTCATAGCTCTATGCAATGCCTTGTCGGTGCATAGAGGCTTCTTAATTCTCTTACGCATTGTCACATATTCGTTGAATGCTTCATTAAGCAATTCATCGTTGGGATAATAGCTTTTCTTTTTGGATATTGATTTATCAATATCTTTTTCTATATTCTTGTCTTTTTTAATTTCTTCCGTTCTTTCATTCTTACTTTCTTTTAATATAGAGTTTGTTAGTAGAATGTTATCTGTTTGTTGATTGTTTGTTAAGTTGCTTGTTATTTGTTTGTTATCTTGCTTGTTATCCGTTTGATACAAATTGTAGTTAACTACAGTAAATATCGTGAATTTGTTTGTTGCTTTGCTTGTTATTTCGCCTGTTAATTGTAAGTGTTTTAGTGAGGTACGAATTTCCATTACAGACAAATTAGTTTCTTTTGATAATTCAGATATTGAAGAGGGGAAAGACCCTCTTTCAATTATCTTGCCTTTATAATTTCCGTCTTTCCAATAGGCATTTATCAACATATACATAAAAAGTCTGAATGTATTAATATCGCTCCACCATTCCCACTTTAAAATCTTTCTGTCAATTTTAATAAAATTGCCTGCCATAATTACCTCTTCAAGTTCTGTCTATTTCTTACTTTACTAAATCGTTAATATTAACCCTAAATCCGTCAAACTCCTTACCTTTGCTTCTATTGTAAGTGGCTGTATCAAAGAACATTAAGTTGCCCTCTCTGTCCGTTGCCATACTCACACCATTTCTTGTAAGACTGCCTTTGAGTAGACCAAGTAGAATCTGTATTTCTTGCTTTGTTTCGTCTTTCATACTGTATCTCCTATAAAATCACTTATATTCATTTGGCTGTCCTTTTCAAATACAAGCATTTCATTCTTTGCACGCTCGTAAAAGTTTCTGTCAATTTCAAATCCATATGCACTTCTGCCTAATTCGTGTGCGGCTCTAAGTGTACTACCGCTTCCACAGCAAGGGTCAATAACCACATCTCCCTCGTCTGTAAAAATCTCAATCAGTTTCTTTAATACCGATACAGGCTTTTGTGCAGGATGAATTTTAGGAATATCTTTACTATCTTTATCCCAAGTAAACCAGTTAAATACCATATGTCCTGTACCTCTGATATTTTTTCCATTTTCATCAATCTGCAAGCCATTTCGGAATTTCGGTAACTTGTTTCGGTACAATACAAGTGCATATTCTGTAGCACCAACAATACGCATATTAGCTTTAAGCACCTGCGGACTGTAATTCTTGCAAAACACAAGCGGTATGTAATTAACAAATCCGTGTTTCTTCGCCGCCGCAATCAATGTCGACAACTGCTCAAATGCGCAAAACACAATCATACAAGGGCTATTACTGCTTCTGCCCCTTGCAATAGGCTTTGTGTCCTCTTTTTTCAACATTTTTGAACAAAAATGGAAGTATTCATACAAATTAAAGTTAAAATCCGAATTAAAAGCCGCCTTTTTAGCAAGTTTGCTTTCCCCATTCTTATTGTCGCCGCCGTTGTACCACATAGGGTTACTACCATAAAAGTTAGTGCCAACATTATATGGAACATCAGCTACAATCAACTGCGCTGGCGGTATTGCATATTTCTTGTAATTCTGCATAGAATCACGATATATCTCACATTTAATTTTCTTCTTATTCATTTCATCACCAAAAGGAAACCTCGGTTTTATGTCCGGACAACCTATTCCTTTCTTTGATTTCTAGTTAGTGCATACCCATACTTCCAAAATCCTTTAATGGGTAATCGCACTTATGATTATTGGCAAAAACTTTAACCAAGCATTTTCCATCACTCATTTTAAACTCACAATCTTTGCACCGAAATATTAAATCTTTTTTAACTTCTGTTTGTTTACAATTCATACACCAATTTTTGGTAAAAATGTCAAGTCCATGTACCGCTTCTGTTATGTTATCAGCATTTACCTTTGTAAAACTCACTCTAAATCGCCTACTTTCTTATCTCCAATTAGTTCCAATAGTTCCATCAGGATGAATAATAATATTTGAGTATCCATCTTTGTAATCATTGTTTCTCTGCTGCCACATATCCCCTAAAGTCAATCTTGCGTGTTTACCCATGTAGTCAAATGTCGCATATGCAAAGAAATCACCAATTCTAAAGGTATGAATATCAATATCATCATCATTCTGTAAATCATTCCATATTTTTATAGGATAATCTTTCTTTTCAAGACCACTTAAAAATCTGAATGAAAAGCTGTCAGCGTCTTTGTGCATAAATTCTTTTATAAAATCTATGCTTGGATTTTCCACAACAGTCTGCAATGTACAGTTAGGGAAGTTACTCGGATTTGCGTGTACATAATCGTTATGAGACAGATTTATGTGGCATAATCCGTTTAACTCTCTTGTATATCCTGCTGTGTTTACAGAACAAAAAACATTGTTGCTAAGTTCGTTGTATATATCTACAAGCCGTTTAATGTGCTGTGGATAAAGTCCCGGCTCTCCACCTGTTATAGTAAGCCTTGCGTTAGGATGTTCGCTCAAAACTGCTTTCAATGATTCAATCTGCTTATCAAAGTCATTTTCTCCTGCCATTGGATTCTGCCTTTCTAAACAGAATGGGCAACTATACGGACACTCCTGCGTTGTTATAATCTGAACATTGATACGATAGTAAAGCGGAACTCCCAATGAAGTCCTCTCTTTTCTGCTATTCAGTCTATATCGCAAGTCATTGTTCATTTCTTTTCTTATATCCTCATAAGAGTTAATATGAGGAATGCGCTTCATTTTCTCACTCATGGACTATTTCCTTTCTTAGATTTTTCTTAGTTTTTCAAAACTTCTTTCATTGCATTAGCCATATCACAGATACCCTTGATATAGCCTATAGTGATTGTTCTGTAGCCGTCATCACATTCGGTAACATTATTGTCCACAAAGTCAGTTACTATGTCGTCAATCAACCTTACTGCTTTGTGATTTATTCCGCTTTCATCAATCTTCATTCTGAATCACTCACTTTCAATAAATCCATAAACTTCTCATACTGCTTCTGCGACACCTTATTATTTACTTTATCTTCTCTCAATTCGATTTTAAGGTGCTTTTCTGCTATATTGGACAATTCCCTTGCAAGGTTCTTTCTGCCCTGTTGTATGCCCTGTAAATAGCCTTTAGAGGCTTTCCTTTCGCCTATCGAACCACTATCACGATTTCCACCCTGCCCGCCAATGCTAACATTGCGTAGCTGATAACCATTATCGGCATACAGCTTGATGTAATACTTTTCCTTTTCGTCAAGCTGACTTTCGGGAAAATTCAGAAATTCAACTCGCCAACCATAAGGATTATCCTCTGAATATAGCTTATGTTTGCGTAGGCTCAAATCTATGTGCTGTTCATAACCTACAAGGTGGCTTGCCAATCTGCTAAGTGTATGTACCGCCTGTCCGATATAAGCGTACTTAAATCCGTTTTCATCTTCTCGGAGTAGGAAGTATATCCCACTCCTGTCATTCAACTTTGGATTCAGCTTCAATAGTCGCTTTTTATTTTCCTGTTCTATTGCCTTGGCTCTCGCTATGTTCTGATAATTCAAGAATTCCCACCTGCCTTTATTTCAAACGGATTCACAAAATTATCAATAAGTTTAGCTCCCATACTAAAAGCTGTTGGTTGTTCATCCCTGTCTAAATCTAATTTTTGACCACAGCTCGGGCAGTAATCATATCCATCACCCTCATATGTCGGTTTCTTAGCTATCTGCTTTTCTCTAGCTTCAATCACACTCTTAAATGTAAAACCTTTCTTTACACATTCATCTTCAAACTGCATATAGTTTTCAAGAACTTCTGTTGTCATTTTGCGGTCAGATAGCTTCTTGATTGTTTCAAGTGCTGATATTGCATATCCGATAGCATCCATAGTTTCATAATCAGGATGCGGTTTCCAAGCGTGTTTTAAATATTCAAAATGCTGCTTTAGTTTATTTATTGCTTCATTCTCTGTCATACTCACACCTCTTTAATTGAATGGTAATCCCTCGTCAGCTACACCATCTGGAATTGACATAAAGCTGTCATTACTGCTGTTACCGCCCATAATTCCATTACTGTTATTGCTCTGCTGATTAGTACGGCTTTCGCAGAACTCGTGTCTTTCAACAACACAATCATTAGTGTAAACTTTCTGTCCGTCCTTGTTAGTGTAGTTGCCTGTCTGCCATCTACCCTCAACGATAATCTTAGTGCCTTGATGTAAATATTTCTCTGCAAACTCTCCATTCTTGCCAAATGCAATACAATTAATAAAGTCTGCTGCCTGTTCGCCCTCTTTCTTAAAAGTTCTGTCAACAGCTAATGTATATCTTGCAACTGCCATGCTTCCGTTGTTGTCCTGTGCGTATCTCACGTCAGGATTTCGTGCCACTCGTCCACATAAAATCACACGATTCATTACTTTTCCTCCTTACTTTCCTTTTACAGCCAAAAACAAATTTGCAATAAATACCACAAATAAAATTATCTTAAATGCTATGTTAATACCTAATATACAAGCTATCCATGATATGACAAAGCTTTCTACCAAAGAGATGCCTAACTCAATAAGTACAAATAATAAAATTGATAAAATATAATTCATTACTTTTCCTCACTTTCTTCTACATAATCATCCCAAGCTTCATTAAGCACCTTGGCTCCATCATCGTCATCCGTAACAATAATCGTGTACTCGCCTATCTTAGTCGAGATAAATCCTGCATTGCTATCTTTAAGCATTTGAATTAATGAATCAATTAACCCGCTCATCTTTATTCCTCACTTTCTGCTAACTCAAATCTGTATTTCTGTTCTGCATTAGGATATTTTTCCTTATCAACTTCACTCATAAACATTTCAAGAGGTCTATTCCAGATATGCCCCTCATATTCATAAACAACTGTCAGTTCTTCTGTTTCAGTATGTCTTGATACGCCTATTACTGTTACGATTTTACCTAGCTTGAAATGCTTATATTTCTCACCTTTCTTAGGCAAAGGTCTGTCAAATTCTGTCCTGATATTGTCTTTATTGAAATGCCTTGTGAGTAATGCGAGGTCACAGTTCGGCACATCTTCGCCATCAAGTTTAAAATCTTCTGACCGCTCAACGTGCAATTGCTGAAACTCTCCGTTGTCACTAATGGTTTCTTTCAAAGCTAATGCAAAATTTTTTTCGCTATATGGTACGCTGTCTACATCAGCATAATAACCACTAAATCTAAATATTCTCGCCATATTATTCCTCACTTTCTAATAATTCGGGATTGTCAAAAATGTTGCCGATAACTGCTATTTCAAAACTTCTCCAAATGTATAAATCCCACTTTGTACCGATTTGGAATATGTCTGATTTGACACAAATCCAAGAGAACTGATAATAGTTATTCTGCCAAAAGGCTTTATAACAATTACCTTCTTTATCTCTGACAATGTCATTCTCCCAAATCAGCTTACTGTTCTTGTCTTTTAAGCCTGTGCATCGACAGATTGTATCTGGAATTACTTCGTGCATCACGATTATTCTTCCAATCTCATTCTTAACATTTACAACATTGCCTACAGGATGTATGTAATACTTTTCATTGGAAACAATAAGATTTCCAGTAACCCAAACATTGTTAAATTCTCCTTTTTCTTTTGGAGTTGTCTTAGCTTTATACAAATATATATATTCCATATTCTCTCCTATTCCGCTTCTGATTGAAGCCATTCTAAATGCCTTGAATAGCAACTACCAAGTGACGGACAATTATCCTTGTCATTACAATTAGCAAAGCAATTATCACATCTTGATTTATTAAACAATAGTTCTGCCAACTCTTCATCCGACATTTTCCTTATCCTGTCGGCATTGGTTGTTGTGAATTTAGATGAAGTAATCTCCATTGTCACGTCCGTAATAAGTCCATCCCCATAACCATCTAACTTTACAGATTCAATACTGCCGGCAAAATTGCCATTTAGAGATAAATTCAACATTCTTGGTTTTCCTGTAGCACCACCATATCTATTTCCTTCTGTATCAAGAATTTTTATCAAATCACTAACTGTTACAGTTTTCACTTCTCAATTCTCCTTTCTACTGTCACATCTGCAACAAGGCTCATTATCTCTTGAATTGCTGTTGTGCTGGCAATTGCAAGAAATCTTTTCTTCACTGTCATCAAATGTTTTTAAAAACATTTCAGCAATTTCTTTCTCGTATCTACCACACATACCTTTGCAATCAATATCCGCGATAACCCTTGAAAAGAAATCTTTAAATTTATCCCCGATATAATCATCTGTAAAATTATTGGGTATGTTAATTTTAATTTCCATCTATTCCACCTCTCAATTCTTTCAGTTTTTCTTCGGCTTCGGATTTTGTGAGAAATACTGTTTTGCCGAACTGATTAAAATTAAGTCTAGCTCCCATATAATCATATACAAAACGCTGTAATGGTCTTATGTCGAAACCGTAAACAACTAATTCATTTATTGTATTCTTATCTGGGTTAATGCAATATACTGTGTCTCCCACCTTGCAAGACAACTTGATAAGTCTGCCCTGTTCTTCTAAGTCCTCGTAATCAGCTAATTTTTCCGCAGCTAATATATAATCGTGATTTTTTACCCACACGCCAGATTCTCCATCTGGAACATCATCAATTCTTTCTGTTAATCTCTCCATTACTGCTCCTTTCTGACTTTAATTATTTTTCTTGTTTCTCATATTCTTCCATAGTTGGTCTTTTTCCATCTAAATCATCCCAACTATAAAGCTTGTGATTTTCGTCCTGCCATTGACTTTTGTAGCAATTTCTACAACTACACCTGCCACTTAACCAACGCATTTCTCCGTAATACTCTGGCTTTCCACAATGCTTGCAAATTACAATTTTATCCACATTCTTCTCCTTTCTAAAACGGACACGCATTTTTACTTTGCATTTCATTAAGCATATCTTCCATTTCTTTAATAAATCCATCAAAGCAATGCTTTATAAATTTTTCTTCTTCCGAAGTGTACGATTTTCTTAAACCACAATACCCAAAATCTTCATACTGGCATTTATAGCAGTAATCAACGTGAAGTATCTTTGTTGCCTGCGAATACAATTCCCACATTTCCTCGAAATTATTTCTACACTTTGATTTCTTGGCTTTAGAGATGTAATGCCTTAATGCGTTTTGTTCTGTCATATATTTTTCGCCTGTAATCAAGTTTGTATATCTACTCAAAACGGACATTCATCTCCTTTCCTTAATCATCTTTCAAAATACTCATATCGTAGCCACTTTCAATGAATTTCAACGTCTTTTTGTGATTGCAAGCATTACCCAGGTATGTATAAATCTTCTCCATGTCTTTCTCCGAAAAATCTGTACCAAGGTAATCATTTACTCCTGCAAGGATAAAACTGTGAAATTCATCATTTTTTCGCTTTATACTGTATGGTTCTGTCTTGTAAGCAGGTCTTGAAAGCCACTCTAAAACCTTGCATTTAACATCTTCCTTGTCGTTACAATCTCTTAAAATAAAATATGTATTACTTACGATATGTGCTATAAACTCTCCATTATGGTTAATAACGCTCCTTGGAAAGCAATCCATCAGTTCTTTTATATCATCCCAATTACTTAAAATGGTGGTTCATCTCCTTTCCTTAAAATCCAACTCTTACCCTGTTCCGCAACGTCCACATTCGCCACATTTACAGCATTTTTCATCTTCTCGATAAAACTATCCTTATCAGCATTTTCACTTGATAAATGGCACATTATGACGTTCTGCAAGTTGTCTGAATCGTTTGCCTTAACAAAATCACAGGCGGTATCAATGCTTAAATGACCTCTGAAAACGTGATTAGCTTTCGGATTGTCGGTATCAACTAAATCCTTGTCATAATTCACACCTAAGAGAATGTGGTTTATGCCCTTAAAACGCCACTTAATCAGCTCTGTGTCGGTTATATAAAGCAATCTACCCATTTCTTTATGCGTGATTAAAAATCCGTAACAAGGGCATTCTGTTCCATCTGCGTTAGTATGTGTCCATCTGCCATCTACTGTTGTTAAGTCAAATGCTCTTACAGTAAAATAAGAATTTGCTAGAAACTGATTCATAAGTAAGGCTTTGTATGGCTCACATATAGGAATACCCATAGTTTCAAAATCTTTTACCGACTTGCTGTGGTCAAGGTGTTTATGGGTGCATAACACACCCACAACATCTTTAATGTTCCAATTCAAGCCTTTTTTTATCTCCTTAATCGGTATTCCGCAATCAAGGATAAGTACTTCTCCACTGTCGGAAGTTAAGGTGTAGCAATTACCTGTACTTCCTGTTGCGATACATTTAAGTTTCATTCCTTAATTTCTCCGCATCTTCTCTTAACATTATTTTGAATTTTCCACCACACTCACAAACAGCTTTTGCGTCATAAACATTCCAATTTTCATTAGAACGTGATTCATCTTTTTGCTGTGGTTTTCCGCACAATTCGCACGCAATTATTATTGGATTTTGTTTCATACTTCCACCTCATCATCTTTCGGGAACTGAAAGAATGGCGAATAATAATAATAACCCCCATCCCTGTATATTCCCTCATTCTCGCTTTTAAAGAATGTTTCTCTAAGCATTTCCATAGCCTTTAAAGCCTTTTCTTTGCTTGAATACTCTGCTAGCTTCGTGCCGTGCGGTGCGGATATGTTGTGGCAATAAATACAAGCATATTCCACATCTTTGCATTTTCCACTTGCTACGCTCAAAGAAAAGAAATTGTACGGCACATCTATTGTTTCGTCTTGGCTAATTATTCTCATAAAACTCCTTTCTGACATCAACTACATTGCACTTTAATTTGTAACCCAAATCATCAATCGGTGGTCTCTTGCTCGGACAGCAGATAAAATCTCTACAAATCCTTGGTCTGACCGAATAAATCTCGCACTTTTCCTTTGATTTATCATCATTAAGGAACGGACAAGTCATATCCATTGTCGGTGTAGCTGTCGGATAATTATGCCTACGTTCCTTGATATGATGTTTTTTAATGTACTTGTGGATTGTTGTAATTTCATCTTCCGTCATAGGAAGTATGTTACTGCAGCAATTACCGCATTGAGTACATTCTCCATTACAAGTCAAATCATATACGCCGCTATTCATATCAGACATCATCTGTTCTAAACTCGCTGATTTCATAGGCTTACTCCTGCATAAATGGTGGCAACGTGCTGTCTGTTTGTTCTTCTGTTGCTTCTGTGGCCGTGGTGTCAACTACATCTGCCTTATCTTCTATAAACTCAACAGTATTAGCGTTTTCAGCAATTTCAGCCTGTGCAACTTGATATACCTCGTCCATTTCAATCTGTGCCTGTCTAGCCATAGGATCATAGTTCTTAGGGTATTTCCTTGTAGCGTTGTTGCACATTTTTCTCTGAATCATACTCTCTGGCGTATCAAGCCAAGCACCGCTGATGAATGGTCTTGCAATTTCACATTCAAGCATTTCATCTACTGTCTTGCATGCTCTTAAAGCATTAAGTATCTCGTCTTTTTTAGCCTTAATTTCTGCTTTCTGCTTTGGCGTAGCCTTATATCTATCCTCGCATACTCCAAAGGTACTGTTCATCATATTCTGCTTTACATGAGCCAACAGATTAACCTTAACACTATCCCTGTCAGCAGAAAGATATGTAACCGTTCCGTCTAACAACTTAACAGGATATACAACTCTTACCGCCTTATCGGATAACCCTTTTTCTTCCCATTCTGGTTCTGTAATAGAAAGCCCTTTGTGTTTAGGCGGAATATACACATCTCCCTCTTTGATAACCCAATATGGATAAACTGTATCAACATTCTTTCCATAGTTAGATAAAAGTGAATCATAGCCTGTTCCCTCAATTCCCATTTCAACCTGTTTCTGCCATATATCTTTACCTGTCTGTGGGTCAGTGCCTACTTTTACATTTCTTAACTGGAAATAACACTCCCTTGGATATGCACTAGCATTTAACTTAAGACTTGCACAACGCTTGACAATCCCCCTTAAATTGCTTGTATCAAGATTACCCATATTAATCTTAGGGTCATTCTTAACAAGATTAAATATGCTTGTCATTGCTTCCATAGCACACTCTTTAGCATAATCATCCATATTCATTCCGCAAGACTTGTAATCATCAATGATAAGACCTGTGATTGCATTACTCCACTCACTTAATGATGTTGTAAATGCTTTCTTTTCTGCAACTGCTGTTGTTTCTGCCATAATTAGTTTTCCTCCACTTCTTTAAATTCGCCATCTACTAATTTGTAGAATGTATCTTCTTTGATTCGCTCTCCGTCAACATATTCGGTCTTAACGCATTTAGGAATCCAAATGCAGAAACCTTTTTCATCTTCATCATCCGTTCTTACCCATTCAGCAAGTGTTATCCAGCTACCTTTTTTAGCTTTTGCCCGCGACTGATAGCCTGCTGCCATAACAACTGAATGTTTACCCTTGGATGTAATTTTTGCGTAATCTCCGCTACTGCCAATCTGTGCGTAATCTCCGCTACTGCCAATCTGTGCGTAATTTCCACTACTGCCAATCTGTGCGTAATCTCCGCTACTGCCAATCTGTGCGGAATTTCCACTACTGCCAATCTGTGCGTAATCTCCGCTACTGCCAATCTGTGCGGAATTTCCACTACTGCCAATCTGTGCGGAATA